GGTGAATGGGGTGGGGTTTAGCAATATTATAATGAATGAATTTAAAGTTTTCAAATTAAAGTTTTCAAATTAAAGTTTTCGAATTAAAGTTTTCAAATTAAAGTTTTCGAATTAAAGTTTTCAAATTATGTAAGCACAAGTACTTATTTAATCGGATGACGTCATTTGTCGCGTCATATCGAATGCTGCTGCGTAGCATGTCTGCTTCACGGCGTGACGCCATTTATCTAGTCACGCGTGGCAGCCTCATGCCACGTACGATTTGCGTACAGCTGTAGCTTGCATGGCCCCTTTTGTTGCACAGGGTACATAGCTCCTTTGCCCCCAACCGCTGCTTATGCCTTGAACCCCTGTATGTCTTGCAGCCACATTGTTGAATGTGCTGACGGCACCTACGCTGCGTGTGGCCTATGTGACCACACCAACCACAGCGCCGGCGTCTCCGGACGATTGGCAGGCTATAGCTTGCGCCCGTAAGGTCAATGACGGTGTCTGTCGCCGACTGAACCATCTGGGTATGTACACCGTGAACGGTCTGGTTGTTTGGGACTGGTGCCCCATGACTTGCTACAATGTTCTGTGACGAAACCGGGTGAAAGCCGACCTTTTCGATGTCTTCCTTGCAGAATTGGTGCCCACACGGCAATGCGATCATCTCTGCGCACTTTTCAAGGCATATTGCACACTTGTTTTCTTGATACAGGCGCAAACCGACGCTTGCTGCGAACACGGTTCGGCACATAGGACAGGCGGGCATTTGTTTTGATACGTTTTGAATAGACGTTTTGAATAAATGAAAAGTCACAAGAAGTCACCAGAAGTCAAATAGAGGTGTCAGGTCGCAAAAAGTATGTCATCAAGTATAAAAGAAATCGAATGGACGTCAATGATACTGTACGTATTGACGCTGATCTATATTCTTTTCATGCTCGATCATGTACGTAAGGGTAGAGCCAACTTGGCGCGGGTCCATGCCATTGATCAAAACTGGAGATTCGACGCGTTGGCTGGTCGTAAAAAAAATCTCATATATATTTCTACACATCTTTCCAAACGCCACGTTTCATTTTTTGCTAAATGTTGGCCGGCTATTGTGTCTCAGAGGCTATTTCAAGAGTCCGACGTGCGAATCTTTGCCACCGACACCGCTGATTGGATGTACGACATGTTCGACGGAAATGTGGTCGTGTCTACATACGTTAATCCAGGTTACCACAGCGGAGCAAATTTAGCAATGCGTGAAATGGTCAATAATAGATGGTATGAGGGATACGAATGGGTTATACGGGTAAATCCAGATGTCATCATTCGCAATGACACGTGGATTCTGAAAACTATGCAAGACGAAAGCGTTGATGGAATATTCGACGATTGCCAGGATACGGGGTGTAACACGTCCCACTGTATTCACAATCAGATGCACACGGACTTCTTTGCCATTCGATCCTCTACATTATCTCGGATGTCCTTTGAGAACCTTGAACACAGAGCCGAGGCATATTTTACTATCAATGCACACTTCATAGCGGATAGGGGAAGGGACGCATGGCTTCCACACACAGGCCCGCACAAAGGTCAGTGTAGAGTGACAGGGAACAACTCTCCAGTCATTCACGACCATTCGTATTTGAAGACGTGTCCACGCGCCGCAAAACATACTTCAATAACCTTCATAGTGCCGACCAAATGTAGGGAGACGCTTCAAAGAACCATTGACACAGTATCCGCAATCAAAAATGCTCATGTACTAGTGGTCACTGATAATTGCTCAACAAAAGCTTCTGGCCAGAATTCGAAAACAATTGCCTTGCAAAAAAAACTTGGTCAGGGTGTGAATTCTGCAGGCCTAGTCAGAAATCAAGGTATGAGGTCAAATATACAATCGGATTGGGTTGGCTTTGTGGATGACGACGACACCGTATCGCCCCAATATGGAGAATACCTCAAAAAATACGACGCAGACATTGTCATTTTCCGAATGAAACATCCGCGTTTGGGAATTGTCCCTCCCATGAATCATAAAACGACATTCAAGAAAAACGCAGTGGGTATAAGCTTTGCAGTCAAGACTTCATTTTATAAAAACAACGGCTTGTACTTCACCCCGAGTAATACAGAGGATTTTTATTTCCTAGATAGGGCCAGAACCATGGGTGCAAAAATAGTCATTGCGGACGAAATAGCCTATTTTGTGAGGCCCGCTTCGTAGGTCTAAATATTCATTTTCATTATCTCTTTTCCATCTTTTTGAAATGTAATCATGCGATCTTGGGCCTCTCTTTTGGCGATGCCTCGCCAAACCATTTGAAATGCTCCCCAAAGCATTTGCTTGTCTGTCCTGGTTTCGAATTGCATTTGCAAGTATGTGTAGCGCGCCTTTTCGGCGAACGATATACTGCCAAATCCGTCTGGGAATTCAATGCTTTCCATCTCCGATGATAAGTCATCCTTTCGCATGCAAACAGTGGTCTCGTCGACGTCGAAATCGTCGACTGTTGGTTTATCAATGGTTTGCATAAAGGCATCTAATGTCAGTAGTCGGACGTTGTATTCTTTGCGCCTGCCAAACAACGTTCTTCTGACTTGCTCAGTGATGATTGGTTCTGGGTATGACTTGGCCAGCAATTCGAATTTGGGAAGGAATTGAGATTGTCGACGAAGACGTCGGGGCTCGGCCCACACAAATTGCCCAAACATGATCTTTGGGTGTCACGTGCTTTTTATATATCAAAAAAACTGTTATGGCGACTAAGAATGACGCATACTTTTGGGACATACAGTAATGTACTCGTAAAATCGTCGTTGTAAAAATCACTCACTTTGGCTGAGCGAGGACCAATTGCCAATTGCGATTTGGGGACATGGCAACACAATTGCCCAATGCGATTTCGTGCGATGACCATGCGGAGCGTCTTCGGTTATATGTATTTGGTACTTAACCGCACCGAGTGAAGAACCCATCCATGGGGTTAGGGTCACGGTTAGGGTCACGGTTAGGGTTCTCATATGGGGTTAGGGTCACGGTTAGGGTTCTCATATGGGGTTAGGGTCACGGTTAGGGTTCGCATTGTCAGCACGGTATGCGTGGTATGTAGTTGTACTGTACGACTACCCTGATGGCTTACATACTGTACGTCTTCATCCACTGCGTCGGTATATAGTGTTACGGTAGCCGTGTTTTGTGCGTGTATATACCTGACCAGTCGGCACTTAATTTTGAAAACACTTTTGAAAGCATATGCATTCATTCATTCAATAGTCGTCTTGCGACCATTGTTTTTTATCACGATGACGCCGTCGGGGTTGCGGTCGAGCTCTTTACTGGACATCGGTAAAGACGACACTTTGCCAGCCGCAGTCATGGCGTCCCTGCGCAGCATGTCCGTCTCCGACTCCGAGCGACGCTCTCCGGACGCGTCGGGGGGTGCGGTCGGGCCCGGTGGTGCTCTGAGCCCTTTGGCGCGCTTGGTGCAGGTCCCGGGGACGAATGGTGGTGTCGAATACCTCCAAGTCCTCAAGGAAGCGAAGAGGACCGCGAAGCGTGCTCGGGATGCCGCCCCCGGCGACAAAGCACTGCAGGCGCGCTATAAGACTGCGAAGAAAAGGTACAAGGAGGTCAAAGCGACGACAAAGGTCATGGACGAGAGGAGTAACGAGCGCGTGGCAGGCGTTGCGAGGCCCGTGAAGCCCGTGGGGGCTCTATCTCTTGATGTTCCCCCCTCCTTGTCAAGTTTGGAGCAATCTTGTTTACAGGAGCAACCCCTGCACCGGCACGGACATAGCCCGCAGTATTTGCAGCTATCGCAACAGCATGTTTCTTTTGGGTTGTCGCCGCGCGCTGCGGATTTGTCGCCGCGCGTGACAGCGGCTGTTCTGGCGTCGCGCCATCGCCGGGTTTCGAATACGTATCGGTCGCGTATGCCTGATGTGTCTGGTGGTTCTGAAATAGGTTCAAATGTTGTTTCAAAAGCTGGGTTTTCAAAAGCTGAGATTTCAAAGATGTCTCCTCCTGTTTCAAAGCGCGGGAATGTTGGGTTGTGCGTGGGTTCTGAGTCTGTGGCAACGACGTCTCCTGGTGTTTTCGTTCTGTTTCGTGGCGGTGCGGGCGTTTCAGGCGGTGTGGGAGTTTCACGTGTTGCGAGTTCTGGAAAGTCTTTGCCGGTGTCGGGTTCTGGAAAGTCTGCATTGAATTCTGGAAAAGGGTCTAAAAGGAGTTCTGAGAAGGGGGCTTCTCGGAATTCAGTTCCGGTAAGTGCCCCAGTTCTGGAAAGTGCGCCGCACGCCAATTCCGGAAAAATAACAAAATACCAGGAACACGTCGACTACGCCAGCGGACCCACATTTCACGAGGAATGGCACGCGCGACGCGAAGAGTGGCTCTCGAACTATTCCAATGCCGGAACCATTCGAAAATACAGGCCATATGTCAACAAGTTCATTCAATTCATTGAACAACAAGGCAATGTCCAGAAACATCCCAAAGACGCCATTACCCGCACGCTCGTCAACCAATTTCAGCAAGACGTCAAAACGCGCGCCACGCCGTCCAATCAAACTATGATACTCAGCGCGACGTCGAGCTTCCTCAAACATCTCGCCGAAGAAGACGTGACGCCCAAAGATCGCTCCGAGCACATTAAAATTCCTGCTGCGCCCAAGCCCAAAAAGAAAAAAGATCTCACCATTGAACAAGTCAAAAAGATTATGGATGCCACGGACGACCAAAAAACCAAGGCCTTGCTGGCCGCTGCCTACTTTGCCGGTCTGCGCACGAAAGAGACAGTGCATCTCGCCGCGTCTAAATGCAAAACGGTCGGCGGAAACATGACGATCACCGTCACAAAAGCTTCGGCCAAGGGCAAAAAGGAACGCGATGTGCCAATAGCAAAAACAGGGGCCAAACTATTGAAACCATTCATTGAAGCGGCCAAGGCCAGAGGCGGTCACCAGTACCTGTTTCCCGGACGTTTTAAGGACACGCATATCGTCGAAAAGACCATGTGGAATTACATCAAAAAGCCGGCGCGCGCCGCGGGCCTCGAAGACGTGGCGTCGCATCATTTCCGCCACGCGTTTGCGTCGCACGGTGCGCAGTCGGGAGTCGACATTGCCACCATTAAGGATCAAATGGGCCATTCATCATTGAAAACGACTTCGAAATATGTTCATGGCAAGAAGGATCACGCGTCGTCCGTGTCTGCGTCGTTGGACTCTGCTTTTGAGGATAAACCTGCTGTGCCCGTTGCGCCTGCTCAAACGCCCATCACCGCGCCTAGTGCTCCGCAAACGGGACGCAGCGCGACGCAAGAATTGGTTCAATTGGTGGAAATGTACAAGGAGGGGTTATTGACGAAAGACGAGTTCATTGCGGCCAAAAGAAATTTGAGCATATTACAATAAAATTATAATAGTTAATAAATAAACAGATTTATTGACACATATTTTCGAACATTGACCCTAACTTTGACCCTAACCCTGACCCTAGTCGGAACATTGACCCTAACCTTGACCCTAACTTTAACCCTAGTCGGAACATTGACCCTAACATTGACCCTAACTTATAATGCTTTGTAGGGTTAAGTACTGAAGCTCGTGTTTGTGGGTGTTTGTGGGCATTTCCAGGTTTTGCGATAACCATAACCCTAATTTTCCGAACATTTTTTCTCCCCATAACGCACCTGGCTGCGGTCGATATTAGATACTTTTAACGGTCCTGACATAAATATTTCTTTACCGGACCATTTGATTCGTCTCATCCATTTCAGCTCAGCTCTGCTTAACCAGATTATATGGGTAACATTCATTTGCTCGATTGTTCTGTCACGATTTTCAGAGGTGTTTAATACAAACGTAGGGTCAGTACAGAATAACGTGTATGGTTCCACTTCTAAAGGTGCGGCCCCGGGCGTAATGTCAATCAATTTCCCGGATGGTGACTCATATACACAATGTTTTTCAAGAAGAGTATGTTTTGTTCCTGTAAAAACAGAATATCCAAAAATTACTTTACCACCATTCATTTTTGTCATGCGTACACAATTTATCAAACATTGACCAAATTTTGTACCCTTCACCATTTTTTTTTTGACTTTTTGAGGGTGTCCCAATTTATTGGAATGTAAGAACGTTGACAATGTTTTTGGTGCGCGTGACCATGGAGGCAAAGTCACTGGCAAAGCTGTCATTCCCTTCTCAGTGTTGAATATAAATGGGTCACAAGATAAATATTCTTGCTTGTCGAAGTTGACAACACCATGAAAATGAAAATTAGATGCAATTTCCTTGCTCAGATGTAGATTTAAAGTGTCCATTTTTTTTGGTAATTATTCTCAAGTGTATTTCATTATTAGAATAAGTGGAAACTATTTGAGCTTGCCAGAGTCATGCATCGGAAACAAATCGAAGAAGGCAAAGGGCACAAGAGAGAAGCTCCGACAGATGTGTTGGAACATATTGGTTCGTTTTTAGATCATGAAATGAAATCAAAGTTAAAATTTTAATTTTTATGTTAGGGTTAGTAACTGAGAGTTACGTTCTATTCACAACTTGGTGAAATGTAATAGATTTTATTTATATTCTAACTTATAATTATTTGTAAGACTAAGTACTCAAGCTCGTGTTTGTGGGCATTCCCCGGTTTTGCGATAACCCTAATTTTCATTGGTTGGCACCGTTAAGTACTCATTTGACTTGTTTCGCGTCTTTGATTACATCCTTCATTTCAGCGCGCCAGTCGTAACTGTCCGCCCATATACTTTCTTGATCAAAACGAACGACACGTAACCCGCGTTTCCTCGCAATAAACTCTTTCCATTTGTCTTTAATTTGTCTGCGAAACAATGCGTGATCATTCTTATCGTGCCAAGCTCTTGCGTTGTGTTGATACCCGTCTATTTCGAAAACGAGGTTGTATTTCACCAACAAGAGATCAAAACGGTGCTGTATTTTGTAAATCTCTTTTATGTCTGGAATTGTATACTGGTGTTTTGTCTTCATGCCTAACTCTTTGGCGAGAAAATTCAGCACTTTTAGTTCGGTTTTGTTTTTGCATTTGGGACACCATCTGCCTCTAGAAACCTGATTGGGTGCCGAACTAAAGGCATGCTGGCAAACATCGCAATCGAATTTGACTTTTGTGTTCTGACTTTTCGGTTTCTTTTTATCATTTTTATCAAGCAAGCAATCCACTTTGCGCTTGCCGTTTGGTGTCACACCTGCATAGGAGCCAAATGATCTTTTGTAACAGTAGACGCAGTTATCTTTGCCACAGTGTTTCCATTTAATAGAACATTGACCACACCATCTGCCATTAGAAACACCGTTCGGTGTCGTACTAAAAGCATGCTGGCACACATCGCATTCGAATTTGACGTTTCCGTTGTGGCTTATAGGCTTCTTCGCGTCGTTGACATCTATCAAGCATTCGACTTTGCGTTTTCCGTTTGGGGTGACACCAGCATAGGAGCCAAAAGATCTTTTGTAACAGTAGTTGCAATCATCTTTGCCACAGTGCTTCCATGTTTTAGAACACATGCCGCACCAACTATCTGCAGAAATATTATAAATTTGACTACTAAAAGCATGCTGGCACACATCGCAATCGAATTTGACTTTTGTGTGCGAGCCTATAGGCTCATACTTATCATTTTTATCTACCAAGCAATCCACTTTGCGTTTTCCGTTTGGCGTGACGCCAAGATAGGAGCCAAATGATCTTTTGTAACAGTAGTTGCAGACATCTTTGCCACAGTGTTTCCACTTAAAAGAACATTGTCCGCACCATCTGCCAATAGAAACCTTGTCGTTTGACGAACTAAAAGTATGCTGGCACACATCGCAATCGAATTTGACTTTTGTGTGCGAGCCTATAGGCTCATACTTATCATTTTTATCAAGCAAGCAATCCACTTTGCGTTTGCCGTTTGGTGTCACACCTGCATAGGAGGCAAATGATCTTTTGTAACAGTAGACGCAGTTATCTTTGCCACAGTGTTTCCATTTACTAGAACATTGTCCGCACCATGCCCGCCCATTAGAAACACCATTGATTATCGAACTAAAAGTATGCTGGCACACATCGCATTCGAATTTGACTTTTGTGCGCGAGCCTGTGGTGTAAGAGGTAGCATCATCTGGATTTTTTAGGCAATCCACTTTGCGTTTGCCGTTTGAGGTCATGTGTAAAGAACATCTTCCATCCGATGTAATGCAATTTTCAGGTTCGTGACTACAAGTAAAGTGGGCAAAGGGGATACCTCTTTTCCTTTTAACATTCAGTTTAAACAGCGTTTTCCCAAGTCTTCGTTTTGGCATTTGGCCATTGTGTTACATATACGAGTGCGATATTGGATCGTCGAAAAGTAATGGGATTTAAGGTTTCGTTTAACATTATGCCTTGATATGTTGGGGTTATGTTCTGGTAACTGAGAGTTACGTTCATTTACAACTTCTTTAATTCATACAAGACGTCTTGAGTTACCAGAAATGAAATCAAAATTACATTTTTAATTCATACAAGACAAGTTATGTTATTGTTTTATTTTCGCGCGTTGTATTTGTCTTTTATGAATGCAAGTCGTTTTGCTACTATCTGATCGTACACATTTTTAAAATCATCAGTGTCGGTTTTCGATGTAAGAAATGCTTCGCGGCGTTTTGCATATAAATCTTTCATTGACTCAATGAAGTCATAAACTCGGTCGGATGCAAATTCGAGTACTTCATCACTTGGACATTTAGCGAATTCTGTCTGAATAATATAGAGATTGTCTTTGAGATCGTCTGAGACATGTGCCAGCACGAGGGCATTGGCCTTACTGAGTTTACTCACAGCATCGAAGTTGTTACGAAACCAGTCGTCAAACCAGAGAATTGCATCTGCACTCACTTTTTTGACCACGCTAGTAATAAAATCGATATCACAAGCTAAAAAAGGACAGTTATTCTCGAGCATTTCGCGCACATAATCGGGGTCATCAACATCCCATGGTAAATATTGTAAAATGCCAATGACAAAATCGGGGTCCTCGCAAAGACGTTTGGAAGCGTAATTAAGTGTGTCCCAATACAATGAACCATTGCTGTTATCCGCCTCTGCAGCCTTGTTGAGCACGTCTGGGTCATCACACAATCTTATTGACACGTACCCCAAAGGATTGCCTCCATCGCGCTCTGCAACGACCTGGCTTTTGTATCTCTCTATAAACTGCAAAACAAATTGCTTGTTGTCCGATACCTTTTCATACATTTCAGGATGATATTGACAAAGATGATCCATAATGCCATAGTCGTGACGTATAGCCTGCATCACAAACACAGGTTGAGAGAATAAATCTTGGTCACACCACTCGTACGGACTTGGTAGAGTTCTCAGGTCCTCGCAAAGACGGTTGGAAGCGTATTTTTCAAGAAGAGAAATGACAACATCAATGTCACTTTTGAACACGTCTGGTATATATTCAGTCAAATGAGTAGCCCCCTCGCCAATATAATCTACAGCAAGAAGTAACAAGTCCTTGCGTAGTTTTCGCTCCTCATTCATATGTTTGTAAACCCATTCGTTTGACAGAATTGCATCACCAATTACAGCATCCTTAAATTCATCTGGTATGTGTTTCCAGTTGCTTGACTTATTCCGCAACAAGCCATCTTCAATGAGTGCCTTTACGGTTTCAAGAGTACCCCATGATATGACTTCAACGTGGACATATTTTTGCCAGGGGTGGGCCTTACTTACCGCCGCATTTATTCCAAGTACTTAATTTTGCCGATATATAGTTAACTAAATCTGGCTCATTTGGGTCTCGGGTTTTGTATACCCGAGACCTAATTATACCACTGTGAAGTGTGCAAAGACGTAGTTTCTTTGCATCAGATGGTTGCGATTGTTCGTTTTTTCTTTTTGACAGAACTTTATTGGCCATGGCTATTTGTTTCTAGTCACACAAGTGTTATGCACATATTAAATCACATATTCTATAATTATGATGAAACAATTTGTAAAACGATGCACAGTTAAAAACGAATGAATATATTAAAGGCTCGAAAGCTCGAATACGTGGTACGGTAAAGTACGTTCTATTTACAACTTAGAACGTAAATACGTAATAGGAATACTACAGGCACCGGCTACTATAGAATTCGATAGTGTACATAGTCCTGCGGTTGATTGTAAAGTGGCAGCAAATGAAATCAAAGTTAAAATTTTAAGAGCGTCTTTTTGACCCTGACCTGATTATAAATATTGAGTATGGTAGCATGTATTTCGTTTGCCATTTCTTTTTCGAGGCCTTGTAAACTAGCATTTAAAACTTTGAAGAAAAGGTTCAGTGTCCAGCTTGGCTTTTTCAACATTGGAACGATACAGCGCTTGAGGAAATCTACGGCTTCGTCATTTTTGCCGTCGTAGAGCATCTGTAGGGCAGGGACAATGATTTTCGAATTCATTCTGAGACTATACTTGTCCACAGTATTTTGGTCCTTTTGCGAATTCTTGTTGTTTACTATTGAATCTGCTAAATAAGCAGATTCAAAGTTTCCTATGTCTGGTGGTACTGGTATAGTGCTCATTGTAATTCATTAAAATATATGTTATATAGGTTTATTTTTTAGTCTATAACTATTTTTTTCACGGACACTATCAAAGATCTCTCTGCACCTTTTTTCAAAATGTTCTCGCGCTCCATAAGTAAAGTAATCGTCTGTAGAAATCTGTACAGACTCGCAAATGTCGTCAATGTCGTTTCTCAAATCGGTGTTCGCCATAGCCTGTTCCCATGTCGTGTCAGGCTGCAAAAGCATTTGAAATGCTTCTGTTGACGCGTGCATAATATAAATGTTTCGTGAAATATCCATACAATGGTTTTGGTATTTTGGCCAAAACGAATTGCGCCAGTCTTGGAACGTTTTGCCTTGTGTCGCCTTCGTGTCTACCCAGTCTGCGAATGCTTGAACATGGTGGAATGCCATATTCAAGTGTTATGAAAGGATCAGGTGTTTTTATACTCTGTTTGGCGAACACTTGTCTTTGAGTTGGGGTACGAATGTAGTGATTGCAACGCGCATATGGATACGTCCATAGAATTGTCAAAGTTGTCGGACTTGACTTTTGGAATCGTTGGACAAGTTCCACAATGATCATAATTTGCCAGATCAATCTTTCGTTTGGCCTCGTCGTGGTTTTTGGTGATGGACCACCTACCTAGGCGAGTTTGTATGGACGACTTGAATAGCCTTTTGAATACATTGTTCATAATCGTACTTGTTCTTGTGTGTGTACGTATATACAATAAAACGGTTATTCTTAATATTGTACGATTTGTTGTTTCAAATGTAGTTTGCGACATAGTTCACTGTCATGATTGAATTAAAGATACGGCACGTATGTAATTGTTGAGACGCTTGACCACACAGGTCGCGCCACTCGTCTCTGCAGAGACGTATGCGTCGAGAAGCATCTTGTTCACGCGTAGCGACATCCCTGCGGCATGTTCGACGGGAAAAGTAAGAAACCCAGCAATCTTTTCGTCAGCCGGCCAGTCGTCGAGAGTCGTATACAGGCGCTGGTCTTTTTGTTTGCTCAATGCGAAGACAAGCATATCGCGTCCTACCGACACAGACACCCTGCCGACCGCTTTGAGAGCGCGAACGTGACAGTACGCCGTTATGATCTGAGACTGCGTCGTTAGGTCTGGACACGTACAGTTTGTGGGTTTATTCGCCCGTAGCGCGCGCACGACTGCGGATACGACGAGCCCCCTGAGCTCTGACGAAGACAGCGGCACGGCCATTGTTTATGTTTGAATGGATGCGCTGTCAAATCGTTGCTGGCAAATCGTTGCTGGCAACTAAATGAGACCAAAAATATTTGGGTGTCAATTGATAAACAAGATACCTAAAAGCGCCGCGGGGCAAGTATAAGTAGACATAGCTTCGTGCGACATGGAAGTTGTCCCAGACGAAATACACATTGAAATTATGTTTTATCTTGAACCACAGGATATGCATGCTGTGAACAAACGTTTTAATAAACTAGCAAAATGTAACGTCATTTGGGGACCCATCGTGTGTTCGAAATACGGCATTCAAAAATCAAATAATTTTTTTGAGGAATTCAGATGGCTGAAACGAGTCCAAAGTCATCGCTTGGACTATAAGACGCGATGGACACTGGGCTGTGTTGGAAAGTTTCAAGCTTTTCCACAGAAACCTGCCTGGAAGCCGGCATATACCAAATGGGAGCCATGTCAACAGACTTGTTCCACTTGAGCTGCCAAGGCTTTGTGCAATAATACTTTCGATACGTCGCAACAGCATTTAGCTGGCCACCAGTGTACACCGCACATTTATCCCAAACTTCGTCGTTGATCGCACAATGAAAGTAGCGAATGCCATTTGGTAGACCAGTTGTCGCCATCTTGTAAATTACAGTCGGCATTTAAACAAAAACCGTATTCAGTGTACAAATACAGTGTGCGTGTGTACTTATACTGTGTCGGGTTTGAGGTCAGTACCGCGCGTAGCCTTGTTGTGTTCTGAGCGCTCATAGCAAGCTGTTTGAGGTGTGTCCGCGGCGCGATTGTTTCTAAACCAAACGTACATGAAAGAACCTAAGGTCGATATTTGTAGCCCTGAAAAGTTCCACCATGAGAAAATATATGTCCTGTCAAAGAGGCCTGCGGTGACCATGAGCCCCATGATAGCAGATTTGGTTGAACCTGCGACTGCCAGAGTCAGGGCATCGTTCTGTTCGATGGTCCAAGCGTAACTGTAATTGATCGCAAACCCTAATACGACAGAGCATGCGAATGCAAATTGAAATGCTGGCTCGTGCCAAGCTTTGAACGAGGCTGGGTCCCAGTGTGTGAGTGACATTGCAGATATACAGGCTGTCAAGACACTAGTCCAGAAAAGTATGGAGGTTTTTGTCCATTTTTTCGAGAGGGTTTTCTTGGTTTGTATTTGCGCCGCCACTGTGAGAATATTATTGACCGTTACGTATGTGTATCCTTCCATCGAAAAGGCCAGGTCGTTTGCCGCTGCAACGAGTGAGCCAAGAATCATAATGACGACGGACGAGAATACTGCTTTGTGTATAGGTTCTTGGAAGAAGTAATACTGTGCCACCATGGTCATGAAAATAGATATTCTACGAAGGGCCGTAAACATCGCTATGTTCAGCGCGGCCGCAGACGATAGACCGAAGAAAATATTGCTGGCGCTGAACATGCAAACTAAGACTATGTCAAGTTTTGGCTTTTGAATGGCGTTGCAGTCTCTTATGAACGTTACAATGGCCGTGAAGATGGATTGCGCCAACATAATGAAGGGTACAGATGTGAATGAAAACGCAGTCAATACAATTTTGTTAAAAATGACAATCATGAATGAGCTTGACATGTATAGTAAAATCGAAGGCCAGTGCATCCTCTAATAAATAAAAAGACAGTAAATAAAGAACAAGACAGTTAATACTTCGTGAGGTTTAATCTTTGTGTGTGTCATCACCCGATCCCGAGTCAAGGCTGTATTCGTCCATGGAATCGTAATTCTTTTCTAGGTCTTTTTGTGGCAACGGTTGGTATTGTCTGTTCGAGCCATGTAGTTTAGATACCAGGTACATAACGACGACAGTGAATACGAGGCCAATATATATCTGTACACTTTTCAGATGTTCGCCGTGTTTCCATAATATACTATGGCCAAGAAGTGCGAATCCTTCTGATCCTGTGATGACCATGGCGTATATGGGAGCGCCATATTGTTTCAGCATGAGTTGTATCATCCATTGTTCAATGATGGTTGGTATGACGAGGGACAACATGAATAGGGCGAACGAATAATGATCAAATGCAAATTGAATGGTGTCTTGAAGTTCGCCACTGAAAAAAACGAGCATTCCGAGAAAAATAGTCGAGCAAAAATTCGTTGCCCACATCATTTCCACTGCCGGTGTTTTGTATTTCGCGTACAGATATGTTTGCCACTGTGAGAAGAACGCGGACATGAATAGGAAGATGCACAACAATGCGGCGATCATTGGTGTCAATGCATCTGAAGGAGAAGAGTATTTGGAAGTGAGACAAACAACAACAGCTCCTGCAAGGGCAATTGAGTGTGGGTATGTTTTGTAGTGCCTTTTGAATAAACAACGGCCAACGAGGAGTGTGATTAGCATTTGGAGCGATTGTACGATGGCAATGACCGGATATGCCACGCGTCGTTTGCTCACTAAGAGTGCAATAGCACCCGTAGTCGACGCAATGGACGCAATGGATGTTTGAAAGAGCGGTGTTGTGCGTTTCTGAACCCATAAGCTGCTGTATATCGTAGCAACAAACCTGGTGAATAGAATAATGGAATTATTTGACACGAATAGCTCTCCGTCAAATGTAGCGGTGCGTATGCTGTCTTCTATAGCATTCCTGAGTATGAGTGACGAAATAATGAAGACTGTGCACGTTGCAAGTCTAATGGAGCCGGCTTTCGAGGTTGCTTTTACGAGGGTATTATCTGGATAAAGGTATAGGCATAGCCATGCAACAAGGAGTAGTGCCAGTTGTGTGGTTGGCGACCGCATTTTGGAGACAATGCCAAACCATGGTCTTGACATGGTCGTCGAAATGAACAGACCGTCCGCGTGAATTCGTTGGGTATAATTGAAGGGTTTTCCGTTTGTCCATTGAACAACAGATCCGTTGATAGAAGATGTCATCAGGTCAATGGCGCAAATATCTTCTGTGTTTATTTTTGATTGTTGTATGTAGGCCAGGCTGCCTCCTGTTAAGACGTTTAGGGCTGATTTCAGGAATTCGTCGGATGTCTGTACGACGTACCCGTCAAATCGCAATTCATGCTGTACTGGCAAACTCAGAATGGTTGGTGGGTTAAATGATATCGCAGGTCGTTCGATCCATTCGTCGCGAATGATGCCCCATGTTTCGTTGTTGGTGAGTTGAATGATGGCGGCGACTGTTTTCTTGTGGTGTAGTAGGCACGCGGAGATACCGTCTGGGTGGACGCTAACGTAAGTCAGCGTGTCTTGTTCCGGCACTGGACCTATCGTTGAGTCCGTGATGATAGGTGTCGAGGTCCACTTGTCTGAAATAATGCGCAGGGCCTTCTCATCGAAACCGGAGTTCTTGACGCGCATGAGCATCCCACTGTACCATAGCAACAGAAACGTTTGCGTGAGCATGCGTAATTTAACTAGAGAGGTTAAATATGCTTGTATTTTAGCGTATTCGAAATCCAAAATTATATGCTGACAACGTGAGTATACAAGATATCACGCAAAGTATGTCTAGTATGTACGGGTCTAGACATCGAAGAAAAAATAAGTTTCGACCAATACTGTGTTTTATGTTTTCGATCTTCGTATTGTACACGCTTTGCATTTTTTGGTGGCCTCACGTTGCAACTGGACCGCCTAAAACGCATCGTGAGAACACGGTTGCTCATCATACATCTAAAGCAAATGCATTGCGGTCGGTATCCGACAGACCAAAAAAATTGTTGGACGAACTTGTTCCTAAGCAATTGGTGATCGGAATAGTTGCGGCGTGCGTTCAAGACCGTTTTTACAGATTTCTGGAAATTAACAAGGCGATGAAAACCTGGTCAGTTACATGGAAGTCCGGCTTACGTTTTGTGTCCTTGCACTACAAATGCAAGGACCCTGCTGCAGTGATTGATTACCCCTCTGATATTCATGGGTTTAAGCTTGTTCTGGAGACGGCCCGACATAAGTTTTCAAGGGCTCGCAATATTAATCAAATGATGAATATGGAAATGTCTAAGAACACTGTGTTTATGGTAGTCGATGTGGATATACAAATCAGTGAGCATGTTCTTTGGAAAATTAAAAAGTATGTCCGACCAGGTACTATATATTTTCCAAAAATTTGGTCTAATTATAATCCGAAGTCGTCAGATCTAGTGCGTAAGATTGCAAAATTCGACGTGGACAACTTTTCCCCGTACAAAGGCACATGGCGCAAGTATGGTTATGGTATGTTCGCAATACATCGACAAGATATTGCTACTCATAAATTGAACGAGACGTTTGAAGGGTGGGGGGGCGAGGACAAGGAATATTTTAACCGTGTACGTACCGACACGAATATGACTATTATCCGGTGGCAAGAACCGCATTTAGTACATCATTGGCACGTCAAAAACTGTCAAAAACTGACAGACAACATAGTTGCATTTCAGAATTGCTTGAGTTCAAAATCAAATTACGATTCATCAAAGTTAGGTTTTTTATTGATGAGTTCAAATCATGTTCGGGCCAGTGTACAACGCAAGACGAAACTCGATAGCGCGTTCGTGTGTGTGACTGGTCAACTAAAGAGGTTGGAGTTGGAGTCTAAGATAAGGCGTCTTTTATTGCCATTACTAAACACGTTCAAACATGTTCGGGTTGGCTTAGCGTTGTCATCTGGCAAAACCCGTTACACAAATATGCAGAGCAACACTTTTTCAGACAGTTCGTCGTTCATTAGCATTGGCGAGGCCAAGGCGAAACTAAAAAGAATTGGTGTCAAAGCCGTGCACTTTGAAGAACCTGAGTTCGCACACGTTGAGTTGAACAGTGCAATTGTAAACCAATACGATAAGGTAGGGCGGGGCATCCAATATCGACAGTCGCGCGCTCGGAACCACGTCCGGCAATATCAAACGATTTCAACGTGCAATAACATTTTAGGGAGAATAGACACGGTACCCGATATCTCGATACGTATTCGGGATGATGCGTACATATCTCATTTCGATGTTGAGGAGAGTCTTCGCAAATTGCATTTTGAGCATACATCAATGTTTATTGTGACAGAAGATTGTGCGGCATGGCATGGCATAAATGATAAGTTTGCTTTGGTAAACGGCAAGGAATCAGAATCGCTGTTCGTGGCACCTATCAAACATTATCCGGCAGAGTCGGTGCCACAATGGGTCATAAATCCAGAGACCTTTTTTATGCATTCCTACATGATGGAAGGATTGCAAACCATTACAAGTGACTCTATAGAAATTGTGACATCCACTCCAGTTTGGAACGACAACTGTTGGAAGATGGTTCCCAGAGGCGTCGCGGATTGCGAGAAGAAAATTGTGAGTGCATCAGATACAAAAGTAAATTGCATTCGGTCTGAAGAGGAAACTGTGGATACTATTTTACAAAATACAGTGATTACCATTAAAACGTTTGAACGACCAAAGTGCTTATTTGCGCTTTTGAGATCGATTCGACTTTTACCACAGCCTATAGATGTCATCATAGGCGATGATTCAGCGCAAAGTTCAGAGAACGAAGCCAGAGAAATTTTAGGCGATTGGCTGGTCAGTTACATGGATTTGCCATACAATTCGGGTGCAGGCTATGGTCGGAACCGCATTGTTGAAAAGGCTTTGGATCTAGGCTACGGATATTTCGTTATGTCTGACGATGATTACATCGTTCAGAATCCGTCAATGGTCAGAGAACTTGCAAAGACAATGAGCAACATGCCCACACTTGATGTCATTGCACCTCTGCGTTGCGAAAATTATAATGACTGTCACATGGGCCATGTTGCCAAACTTGTCACAGAAAAAGATGAGTTGTTTATGATGGTGTACCCCAAACGAGGTGGGAAAAGCATCCAAACGGATGTCGTACAGCAGTTCTTCCTGGCTAGGTCGCGTATCGGCCCTGTGTGGGATGACAAACTGAAGTGTAATGATCATTACGACGCAATGCTCACACTCAAAAAACACAACAGGCAATTGTTCACAGACTATGGACTTCGCATCTTCCACAATAAAGCATCGTGCCAAGATACTCAAGACTTGGAATATGCAAATCAAAGGAGGTCTAGATGGCTTCATCACATGCCATACGTGTTGAAGAAATGGAACTTACGCAAATACTACGACGAATTTGGCAGGGTATGGGAAGTCGACAGCGAAAGCCAACGAATAAAAACCCAATGCGGCATCGAATGCACAAAAAAACCAGTACCAACCGTAAAAATGGATGGGATAATGTGGACATATGGAAAATGTCAATACTTCACGAAGTCAATGCGCAAGCACAACCAAAAGGACTGCCCTATACGCGAAACTTCTTAATTAAAGAACATTCATTTATATTCACAATTTACGCAAAGCTTAAATAAAAAGACGATTCAATTACAACCGGACGCAATGCATGTACTATCTATATATGCTGCCCCTGATTCTTGACCTCCTGTCATGTAGAACATGTTATTAAACCCTGCTTCTAATCGAGGCTCCCAGCATAAGCCAATTACGAACTTAATTGCCCCAGAGAACATTTTGTCAAAGTGTCTAACATTTACAATATTCCAACAACTGATATCGATATCAAACGCCACTGCATCTTCAAACATACTTGACATATTTTCGACCAAGGCAGTGTTCCAACCGCTGATGTCCTGGTTAAAGTCTGTGGCACTCTGGAACATATTTGCCATATTTGCCACATTGCTTGTGTCCCAACTCGCTATATTTTGATTGAACCGGTCAAAATTGACAAACAGACCACTCATATCTGTGACGTCAGACGTGTCCCAATCTGAAATGAAACTTGCGTTTCCACCGTCACCACATGCACCTGCAGCCTGTCTGAGTCCACCACCTTGACACGCGAAGCATTGCGACCCGTCCGGCGCGTTATTTAGGCATTGGGAAATTGCATTTGATAATGCATTCTTATCGACCGGCTTGAAGACAGACACATGAGCAGAACATTGGCCTGACAGGGGCTGATCCACGCCTTTGGCTATCCGACAAAAGTCACAATCTGAGCACATAGTCCAATCACAAAAATCGTCTACTTTGCTCGCGTGGACCCCATTTGTCAAGTACCTTTCACATTTTTTGCCACAACCACTCTTGTCAACGAATGGTGGGTAATCACAACATGTTAACAAATCGTCCTGAGTGCATGGTTTATCTTCGCAATAGATGTGCTCAGGATTACATTTTGCTTGGAATCCGAGTGGACACGTAAATGTGGCGCATGTATCTCTGTGAGACGACTTGCAATAATCACAACCTTTGCACATATCCCAAGTGCACATAGTATCCATTTTATCCATAAAACGTGGATTTTCGACGTATCTCGTACATTTATCAGTCCAGCAATTGGAGTCGCCAGACAGTGTTGGAGGTGTGCAGCACGACAGAGTATCCTCGTGAGTCTCGCAGGTATTACCTTCGCACGCAATACTACTAGGGTTGCTCTTTTGTTCAAATCCAATTGGACAAGTGTACGTGTCGCATGTTGCTCTATTGGTCTTACAATAGTTGCATTGACGACATGCTCCCCAATTGCAAAATTTATCGCGATTATGTAAGAACCGGTCGGACGCGTAGTTTCTGGCGCAGATTTGTGCGTCACAACCTTTGGCCTGTGCGAATAGATCACTAGTGCAGCATGCCATGATATCATACTCTATAACACAGTGCCTACCTCGGCATTGCACAGTTTCTGGGTTTTCTACCTTTGTCGTATTTGACGGGCATGTAAACTCGTCGCAGGTGCCTTTGTGGTTTTTACAAAAGTCACATTCTTGGCACATCGACCAACTACAGAATCTCTCGACTTTGTCTTCAAACAATGGGTTTATTACGTATCGTTCGCACGCTGCACTACAACCGCCCTTCGCCTGAAACGCTGGCTTGTTGCAGCAAGTTCTCGTGTCCTGTTTGGTCCCACACGCCGCACCTTCACAATGTAATTTTTCGACATTATCCTTTGGCGTATAACCCTTTGGACACACGTGGGTCGAGCAGAAGGCTCTGTTTGCCCGGCAAAACCCACAATGATCGCACCATTTATGCTGGCAGATGTGTTGGCGTTTAAAACTCGTTGCCGGCAAATATAAATAATTTATGCATCCCTGCATACACCCTTCTCCCAATTCAAATTGCTCCAGATCGGGCATGGCAGACTTATGCACCTGGCAATAATCGCAAGCTCTACACGCTCCAGAATTCCAATTGCATACCATGTGTTTAAATTGCAACGTCTGGCTCTTCGCATGGCATTTTTGAGAAAGGCATCCTTTTGCGCCCTGGGCCCTGTTCTGCCAAGTACCGTCTACATTTCGAGGATGTTTGACGTACGTAAAATCCGGATTATCGTAACTACAACACTTGTAAAGATCCAATTCTTCCTCGTTTTGGCCCCAACCTTCTGTCCCGTATCCGTATTCACCTTGTACGGTGGAAGCATAACGACAATACGCACCGCCGCAGTTCGGCACAACGAGCGACGTTTTGGCGGAGAATCCTTCGGGACACGTGTACGTATTACAAGAACCCTTGGATCTCCATTCGCCGTCGTGACAAATCTCGTCTACGCCAGCCATTGCCTCAAATAGCGTGTCACACGAAGAACATTTACAAAGTCTACGGTCGCTGTTCAAGTCTGACTTTGGAAACGCTGCTGCTGTAGTCGAGTTGATTGGATGCGCGCTATTGGGACATTCGGGCGCGTTCTCATCGTACACCCTGCCCAATGATCCATAATCCGAACCCGCTTGGCAGACCGGAGTTGGCGACTGACGATTGCAAGTCACCTTAATCCTTGCGCCGCCTGCACAATGCTGGGTGCAACGGAAATAGCGAACGCTATTCCAATCCGATATATCGGAGGCCTGGATTTGTTTGCGCGTACCAGATGGCAAAAAACCAACGTGTCCGCCAACAGCATACGTGTTGGGAAATACAAACGGTAAACTGTTTTGTTTCAAAGCAGATAAGCAGACATGGTCGTCCGATTCTTGGATATTGTGTTCGCCAGACCAAACTATTTGGACAGTTCCGTTGTCAGGACACAAATCTATCTCAGCATCTCCGAAATAATATCCTGCCTCACAGCAAACGCCATCGTCACCAGAGTCGCACGTTGTACCCGCACAATCGGTAGAGCTTGCCGCCGCAATAAGAACATTGCCAGAAGGGCAAGTATGTGTGTCACACTTCGCTTTAGACGCTGGTGCTACCTGCGCAGGTGGAGCGCTCGGTGCTACCTGCGCAGGTGGAGCGCTCGGTGCCGCGTCAACAATGCTAATGTCAAAGTCTTTCTGCATACTCGAGTGTCTAGTGCAGAAATATTTCAGCTTGCTTCCTGCTGCAAAATCGGTCGGAATTGTGAATTCAAACTCTTCGGTTCTTCTAATACCTGTGCTCACAGAATTACCACTCCACCCTGTCAATGTCCCTTGTTGTTCATAGTCGACACCGACAGAAAAGGGATGAGAAGTGCCAATATCTATCCCAACAAATTTGTATGTGTTACCACGTATGAAAGTCGCTGGCAGCGTCGACCCAAAATCATAATAAGGGTCTGTATAGCTCCCTCCCGAAACAGTAATCGTTATTGTGTGTCCATAAGACATTCCGACCAACAACAAAACCAAGAACAATAGCATATCTAGTTTGAAGTCAACACAACTATTTATATACAGAGTTTTCGTTGAATACTCAAGAGTATATTTAAGTGTTCTGTTATTTTATATATGCGACCGTGGCAAGTTTGCTTAATGTTTGTGCTCACATTTTTCTGGATCTGGTCTGTGCCCTTATTAGTCATAGGTGTCTTGTGCGCAGTCCCTTTCGCAATGGCGGCATTTCCAATCTGCCTTGCCATCACTCTTTTCTCACAATATGTGAGTCATGACGCAATCATTGTGAATCATCCTGTAAGAAGGTGGATATCAAACATCCCGTGGTGTGATTGGTTCCCGTGTAATCAACTCAAGTTTGAAGAACAATGTATTATCACTATCCACCCGCACGGGCTTATATGCTGCGGTGCTATTGCTGGTGTGCATCTCGTGCCAGAGTCAGAAACAGTGCTATGTGTCGCACCGGTCCTATTTTACGTTCCGGTAATTGGATGGCTGCTTAAGCTCCTGGCATGCATACCCGCAAACAAAAACGCGATGCAGTCAGCGCTAGCAGCCGGACATTCGCTGCTCGTTGTACCCGGGGGTGTCCCAGAAATTGTATTAGCAGAGACTGGTGACGACGAACAGAGATTTGCCAGGTACGGGGTGCTAAAATTGAGTCCATCCGTACCGGTACACATTGTTTTCGTCAGGGGCGAATGCTCCACGTATAAAATGATTCAAATGCCTTTCTTGCAACTTCGCGTTTGGTTATCGTGGCGTCTAAACATCCCCCTAGTTACGCCAATAATGCTAGGTCACTACGGAACATGGCTACCAAAGAGACAACCGCTCTTCCTTGAAACGCTTCGCGTGCCCAGAACAACCAAAACTCCGACTGACACTTCGCTTCGATCAGAGTACGACAGAGTATTTTCTATGTTTGTCGAAACGAAAGACATTTGAAAAATAACCTACAAAACGATGCCAATTGTTATTAGAACCAAATGCCCAATTGTCCTCTCTGCAAGACCATTTGGCCAGACACGTGTGCCCTGAGACTCTACAACTCTGAAAATGAATGTCCGATTTGCCTTGAAAAAAACGATTTCATGTATGCGTTGCCCTGCGGCCACCAATTTTGTAAATACGATTTAAAGCGACTTCATTTCAGGCCAGATTCCACAACTCGGCTGCAATTGTCGCCTCTCATTCAGAGTCAAAGAGCTGCAACACCTACTCTCGTTTCAAGACGCACACCCTCAAGTGGTTTCACAAGAAGGCCGCCAACTGCACTGCGATTGACTCCTCCAATTCGAAGACGAATACGAAGAAGAAATGTTGCCAGACGGCGCAGATGTGGCTGGTGCGGCCACCTGGGTCATACACAGAAAAAGTGCAAGAAACACAAAAAGCAGTGCGGGTGCACTCATACAGCCCCCTTTAAACGCAAACATTTACGATTGTACAAAAACAAATCAAAATGCGGCATATGTGGAAAACGAGGCCATAGACACGTGACATGCTCATTGGTGGTGGACTATAGTCTAACCCCAAGGCGGTAATCTCAGCGGACTATAAAGTATAGTGACTTACAATATAATCATGTCTAGATTGCGAAGATCAAAAGTCAGGCTAGAAAGAGCACAAACGCTGCTTGAAACTGTTCAAAATTCAAACGACGACCAACACCCACTTGATCTTTCAAAAACACTTCTACGGATACTCCAGGACATACCGGCATCAAAACTATTTCCAATTAACGTCTCAGAAGAATGGACCACCGTCATGACGGTACTTAAAGCTGCCGGGGAAGCTGGCATTATCAACGTTCCGGTTTCTGCACTGGTACACAACATACCAACTGACTCATCGATAACACATCACAAATATTTGATGGCAGTGTCGTCGGAAAACTTGTCTGTGATTGGCCAATATTTATTAGGTGTTGGGTTGTGAGACGACTGTATAAAAAGGCGTTGCCAGCTGAAAATGCTTCGAAGATTGTTCCGTCGCGACGCAAACCCATCGGCTGCGCGTAGCCCAGAGCCATCGGCTGCGCGTAGCCCAGAGCCATCGGCTGCGCGTAGCCCAGAGCCATCGGCTGCGCGTAGCCCAGAGCCATCACACCTCCCGCGCAGGCCTTCGCTTCCAACCGAAGAGCTAATACCAGTGGCGGCCGCACAGCCGGTATATCGACAACACGTGTTGCCAGATAAGCTCGACACACTCATCGAAGAATGTCTACAAGACTTTTTTGAGGAGAATCACGGTGCTGTTAGTATCGACAATGCCGAAAGGATGAGAAGAGTTGGAACCGACTTAATACAAGGCCTTTGGGCAAGTCTAGATTCAGCGCAAACAATCAAACAACTGGTGGGCAACTGGAAGGAGTTCTTAAACCGTCTCGGAGACGAAGATAAAGATATAGGGAGTGACTTATATTTCTTCATGACACGATTGACAGAGCAGACATTCTCTAAATTCATGAAGACAATGGAGAGCATTGCCTTCGAGAACGAACTACGTATTGAAAGACAAGTTGGACCGCGAACTAGGTACGGAACAATCTTACCAAGTGAAAAGCCACTTGATAGAGACCATGTGATGACAGATTTTGGCATTATTTACTGCAGAAATGTTGTCCGGTCGTACAGATTTAAACAACATTATGATAATCAGCGCCTAGCGGAGCTCGTGAAGGAGGACACCCTGAAGTATAAATGGCTTTGGCACGACAAAAAACCAGAGCGTTACTGGTTTACATGTCCAAAGCGTAGTTTACCAGGATCTCTCAGAGTCGAACTTTATGGCATATATGCGGCAAGATTTGGCCAGTATGCCGAGCCATTCCCGAACCCGAACGTTCCTGCATCTGACTATGCTCACACCTATGAAGAATTTAGCGCCATTCGGCGGGCCCTACATAATGAAGAGAGAAGAAAAATGGATGCACACATTGCCAGAAGCATGAAAAATAGGCAAAAAAGAAAATAACAATTTTTTTTATGTGGTCATTTAACTAGATCCTAAGGCGGGCGATTCTTTGGTAAATAGCGACTTTGGATTACTTGAAACTTCGTCCATTCTACACGCTTGGCAGTATCGGGATATATGCTCATTGGTTCGGAATACTTTCCGAACCAATGTCTCCGCGTCGTGACAGGTGAACCATTCGAACGTATTTAGTTAGGTCGAAAGATAAATAAACTTAAGAAAGATGTTCTCTCAATATAATACACAGTGCCATTTTGGGTTAGCGCTAGCAGGCTCTAAAGACGTTCGAAAAATTGCCGAGGTGAAGTGTGCATCCTCTGGCACTACGTACTACAAGGATTTGTCAAACGGAAAAACCGCGTGGCGGCGAGATGAATTGGCTGCAAATCCATTAAAACCAAAGAAATAAAGGTATTTTATTCAATACAAATTAGTTAAATGCAGCATGTCCCGTTACTAACATTCTATTTCTTTCTGGGCTTTGGCTTTCAGTTTACTTCGGTGGCCATGCGCTACTGGATGATGGATACAGTGCGTGTATCGCCTGCCCAAATGGCAGCCATTTACGGAGTCGTTGCCATACCTTGGTGCCTTAAGCCAGTATATGGATTCATTTCTGACTCATATCCAATTTTTGGATATAGGCGACGACCGTACATGATCGTCTTTGCATTCCTGGCGGCTTACATGTGGATTCTGTTGCCATTTGTACCACACGACGAGTTTGTAATTACGTTGGTGATGACAGCGTCGTCCGGGTCAATGTGCTTTGCCGATGTCATGGCGGATTCTCTACTAGTGGAAGCAGCGCGCGGTGAAAAAGACAAAGATAAGGGGGTCGTCCAATCACATGCATGGATGATGCGGTTTACTGGTGGATTGTTGGCATCGGGACTCGGCGCAATCGCCTATGATTACCTAGGGTCGACGCGCGTATTCCTCATCAACTCATTCATACCCGTCATGATTACGTATGTGGCTCTTTACATACCGGACCGAAAAACAACCTCGAAAGTGCAAATGCGCGAGACCGGCAAGAAGCTTTGGTCAGCCGTTCGCCAGCCAGGCATTTACTGTCCAGCAATATTCATTTTCTTAATATGTGTGACGCCCAGCTGTGGAGGAGCTATGACGTTCTTCTATCAGCGCGAGCTAGGATTCACAGCTGACGAATTTGGATTGCTTGATACCATGGGGTTCCTGGTGCAAATCTTTGGCACCTACGTCTACAAGAAATATCTGCGCAGAGTGGCCTTTATCAAAGTATTTGGATGGGCAATGTTGATTTCGTTTGTGCTTGAGAATACGCTTCTTCTACTGGTCTTGCACGTCAACAGAGACATGGGAATACCCGACTTTGTATTCGCGTTTGCCGAGCGAATTGTTCTAACTCTAATTTCACAGTTCATAACAATGCCTATGGTTGTCCTTGGTGCACAAATATGTCCAGTAGGCGTTGAGGGCACTCTTTACGCACTCTTAATGTCCATTACAAACTTTGGTGGAGTGATCTCTTCTGAATGGGGATCTCTATTCACAAACATGTTTGGGGTCACATCCACGAACTTTACAAATCTGTGGAAATTGCTGCTCCTCTGCAACTTGACAGACATTATACCTATAGCTTCGTTAGGATTACTAAAAGGAATTAAACTCTCAGATTAAATTTCGTATTCCTGTATGCTTTGCTGCAACCAAACGCGATCGTTTGCCATCTGGCCCCGGGCGGGTCCCCCGTGCACAAGCGAGTAAATTTGTTTCAAAGTCGTAGTGTGTATCCCCTTTCGCTCCGTTTCTTTCTTTAGCTGGCCAACAAGCCACTTCGCGTTGCCTTTGAAGCGATTATTGGGGTGCAGAGGGCCTTGAAAACGTTCAATTGCTTGTCTCATACACTGAATCTTGTTTGTGCGATTGTTTATGTGGTTTATATATGAATCGCTTTCGTCTGATTCTTCAGAATCACTTTCGTCTGATTCTTCAGAATCACTTTCGTCTGATTCGAATCCATCCGACGCTGATTCTTCTTCCTCGTCGTCTTCGTTGTCTGCGTCGTGCGGCCTCCGAAAGTACCTTGTTATGGTTGGCTCGACCCTGCGTCTTTTCACCGGATTCGGATTGTCGATTCGCTTCTTGTACATATTCCACATGGTTTTGCGATCGCGCCCGCTGAAACGATTCAGTTCGATGAGTTTCGCCAACTGCATTTCTTCAAAATATGGATTACAGGCCCCACATGCGATCTCTATGCGCGTAAACCCGTCGTTGTGATCTTGTTTGACACGGTCGGTCACCCGTAGTACAAAAGTGTCCATTTTTGGCACCTGGCCCATGGCCGTGGAAAGTTTCCAAAGAACGTCCATTTCCGCACGAATGATGTCAACCTTACGCGGACCAACATGGCAGCGATGCAGTTCCACGCCTTTTGTATGACACCACGGACAAGTCGGGCACTGAATGTCCGGATACAATGTTTGAACCCAATTACCAATGGACGTTGACACTTTTTTAGACACTTGGCTAAAAAGGATGCCTTTTGTAGAATTATCGAACACAGACATTTAATGGTGCACTATAGATGATACACATACTATTGTATTTTGGATTAATCCCAAAATAAGCGATAACACCTATAAATGCTTTTTAATCAGATTATGACATGCCGTCGAAAAAAAGACGCATTGAAAGTGAGCCGCCCAGGCCCAGGAAAAAACGAGACCATCCAAAAGTTGAGCAATTCATGGCAGTCTCGCAACTCGCGACGATCATCGCAAATCTTGCAAAACAGGAACAGCAATACATTGCCTTACTGAAACAGGTCGCAGAGGTCACTGAACACGAAGCGCGAGTACCCGAAATGAAGTGGTTTGCGCCTACGTTTGAATACTCAGAGGAAAATGCTGTGGATATATTCAATTATGTCCAACGTTGGTTGCAAACCATCACAGAACATTCAAATGCTATTCGCCAAAAACGTGACGACGCGCTCGAGGAAATGCGAAAAATAGATGTCCTTGACAACGACTCGCTCAAGCAGGCAGCAATGACATTGACAGAAGCAGAAACTCAATTTGCGCGCATCCTTCACGTGCAGAAAAGATGGTCCAAAATTGTCAGACACGAAAAACAAAACGATCTGAACCAACATACGGGAAAATGGCTCAAGAGATGGCTTTCACAATGGAAGAAAATATATACGACCACACAAACGCGTTCACAACAGTTTAAAGAATCCTTAAAAGGCGCTTTTGTACACAGTGTCATTGAAGCGTAACACGAATGGCTTCTTTAAATTGTTGAGGACGCGCCAAAATGTTTAGAATTACAATTATTGTCCGGTATTTATAGGTAAGTAAATAAATAAATGAAATCTCAGTGTATAGTATGGATAGCTATTATTGCCCTGGCTCTGCTACTACTTATTCCGACTCTGAGGACACGATTCTACATGGTGCCAGCTTCAATCACCGTTGTGTATATGTTCTTGAATCAATATCCAGACTACGCGCGATTTGCAAGCAAGCGCAAAATAACATACGAAGACCTCGAAGATTTCAGGGATGCCGACCCTGAACTCAGAAAACGCTTTCAAGTTGTATTTACGCGAATACAACAAATTGGAGGCGCTTTATGCGGTGGCATCATTGTTATATACGGGTTTCACGTCTTTGACATTAACCCTTCTGTCATCGAATCTGTGGGACTCTTGGGTGGTCTTCTGTCGCTTTATGCAAAAGTATTTGGCTATGTTGGCAGTCTGAGCATAACATGTCTGGATCGCATGAAACGCCAACAGCAAACACACAGAACACACCCGGACAGGCCAACTCAAGATCAGGACCCAGACTCTCCGAAACCACAGTATGCAAAACAGAACGACAGCCCACCTTAACATTCACTGCGCAAAATAGACATTAAATACTCGCCTGAGATCGTTTTCTTTTCCTAGAAACGACTGTAGCATTCGGCGCCTTTACTTCCGCCCAATACAGGGCCAAAAGCATCGCATCTGCTACGTCATCACGCTTTTTTTTGTCGAATTGCGCAAACCATTGTTTGTTCTGCGACGATATCTTTAATGATGGAACAATGTCAATCGACGCCTTCTTGTTCGTCGAATACTTTTTGGTGGAGATATCAAAATGACATCGCACTGATCGCATTGACACGCGGTGCGCCTTTTCATAAAAAAAACACTGGAATGCCGTCTCAATCACCTTAAAACGAGCCATCATCTGCATTTCTATAGCAATAGCGTCAGCCATTTCGAACACGTCTTTTGAAGCGTCGATAAAATCCTTCACAAGGTCTGCATACCTGGTATGCTTATTTTTGGGCTGGTCCTTTGTCAAATCATAACGACCAAAACTTAAAAAATGGCATTTCTCTGTATCATAGACAGACCATCCCAAATTCTTCGTACCAGGGTCAATACCAATCACAATCATAATGCACATAATCAAACGACATGTATATACTATTTTTTGTTACTAAAACTTTAACTTTGTCTTTACGTCATGATGAACATATTTGCTTATCTTAAATTATTTTTCTTTTAGACATACACTGATACTTTCTTCGATAATTCCAACTTGCCTTTTCAGACTAGAGCTTAATCCTTGAATTGCTCTTAATTGCTCTTTCACACCTTTCAGTCGTTTGCGTGCTAAAACAGACCGAGTCTCCAAGTCTTCAACATGCAAGTCTGACGTCTCACGATGCCTCTTCTTACTTTTTTTTTCCAGCTCCTGTTGTTCGAGGAAAAATCTAGTGTGCAAGTAAACCGCATCGGATGTAATAACACATGCCGCGAACGCTCGTTTACGTCTACTAAAATGTACTTTGTAATATGTCGTGCCGTTCAAATACTCAACCTTCACGCCTTTAGATATTAAGGTGATTTTTTTTAGATCGTGAAAGAAACGTTCAATGTCAAGTGTACGCACGTTACAATACTTCATCGGGTGTTCTATTTCAAATTGGTGTGAAACTTCATTGCAGAGTTTTTTCAAGTTCATCAATTGACAATAATTGTAATCATGGTCACCGGATTGATTCATAAATTGAGATTTCACGTAGACATTTTGATTTTCATACACCATACGAATTATTTCAGCGCCTATTACTGTCTCGGCTGGGCAGTTTTTTGCTTTCCAGGGAGTGTCTTCACGCCGCCAGGCTTGGGTGGGAATATCATACTCGTTGTAAACATCTTGATTAATATTTGGATCAAGATCCTGTGAGAACTGATCTTGTAGGTTCGCGCGAATATGGTGCATATGTATGTAGACTCCATCGCTGGTAATGACGCAAGATGGAAAATTAATGGCCGATTTACACGAATTCTCAATTGGATATTTGTCTTTCGGAGCTAGTGATCCAATTGGGGCGTTCTTGTAAGGTTTTGTTTTCAGCGAGTGCTTGGTCATGTGGAGCAGAAAAATTTCAATATTCTTTACCGATGTCCTGACTCTTTCAAGTGGAATTCGCGAGTTGATTTTTTTGCTCAACTGTTTGAGCTTGGGAAGTTGCAGATAATCCATACAATATTCATCGGAATACGGTTTGCCAAAACATGGCGAAGCCATTTCCATTTTGCCAATGGTATGAAGAATTTTGTGGCCTGTCTCATGAGTTAGATCGTGTTTGGTCAGTTTGTCATTGATATCCATTTCTACAATTATCATTTGACTTCCTATTTTTTAAAACACATATGTGTTAGAAAAAATATTAATTTGTTTTTGTATCTTGGTGTTTACTAAAATATTTACTAAAGACTAGCTGTGGCGTTTCGTCTTCGGAATCCGATTCTTCGACTGTCATGACGTCATCAGATGTTTCGAAGACTGGGTTTTGAAATTCACAATGCCTTGCTTCTGCTTCGTCTTTGAACAACGCATGTTATTAAGCCGCGTCTTTTCTTTGTGATGTGTTTTATTTGTTCAATTTTTTGTTACTATAAAACGGCCGTCCATTTGTATAATGAGCCAGCTCATCAAGCGCAAACGCTCTTCGGATGACGTGTACGAAAATATTTTTGACGCGTGTGAGTATGGCGATTTAAATGATGTCAAGAAATATTTGACCGCGGGCGCCGACCCCAATGCAATAACAGATGGCAAGACATTACTTTACATTGCGGTTGAGGGGGACCTCAAACCTTTGGTCCGGTTGCTGCTGGCCCAGGAACGCATCGACGTGAATAAAACATCACCGCTGGCCGCCGCGTGTCGTTATGGAAATGAAGATGATGAGATATTTACGTGGCTACTAAGCGCCGGTGCCAATCCGAACCAAAAAGATAGTCTCGGATATACACCTTTGTATGTCACGTGCTATAATAATTTTATTGATAAGACACATGTATTGCTCGCCGACAATAGAGTTGACGTGAATGCACAAAGTGGTTATTTCGGTTACACGGCACTATACATTGCAACCCATAAAAATCACCGAGAAATCGTCAAGCTACTGTTGCGCACCGGTGGCTGGGAGAAGGATGGCAGTTTGGCATTTAAAGTTGATCCCAATATAGCAGACCGTTATGGAGAGACACCTTTGTATGCCGCGTGCAAATTGGGTCATCGCGCAATCATCAGAGCACTTTGTGGGTTCGAGTCCATTGACCCCAACAAAGCGGTTGATTTATCAACGTACAACAAAGGTTGGACGCCACTTCACGTCGCGGTGATCAATGGCCGCAACGAAATTGTCGAAACGCTGCTGACCGCTCCGGGAATTGACGTGGATAAGGCCGAAGAAGATGGTCGCACACCACTTTTCCTCGCGTGCGAAGGGGAAGTATGTTTTAACCCTACCCCTTACGTGAATATTGTCCAAAAGCTTTTGGAAGCCGGCGCAGATCCTAATATATCTAATAAGTATCACGAGACGCCACTGTGCCGTGCGTGTTCTTATGGTCATCGTCTCCGCGTCAAGGTCCTTCTTAGGGATCCAAGAATCGACGTGAATCAAGTTGACGGGCAAAATCACACACCTTTATATTTAGCGTGTGCCGAGAATCATTATAGAACCGTCAAGGTCCTTCTTAGGGATCCAAGAGTCGATGTGAATCAAGGCCTTGTGCTGTTTATTGCGTGTTACAATGGCCACGATGCAATCGTGAAAAAACTTTTGAAATCAGATAGGATTGAAGATTTTACCGGTCAAATGAATAGGTATTTAAGACAAATAGACTGGGCATCGGGACATCAGAGCGTCAAAGACACGATTAAACGATTACTGAAAGAATACAAAACTGAACTACGGCGCAGATTTCCCAGAGTTGAACTACGACGCAGAAATATGGGTGAGCCGCCTATACCAATCGACCCAGTGAGACATATTGGCGGGTTCGTTGCTATGTTTAAAGATGTAACATTAAAGTTTTAGATTATATATTTTTTTAAAACTTTAACTTTGTTTTAACATCATGATGAAGATACGATCCAATCTTATGACCTATATGTATGGGGGCTTCTCTTTTTCCACTGGTGCCTTGATCAATACGTCTTCTCACGAGAATCCTATTTGCCATGCGTTGCTCAGAACGTGGGTGAAAAATGGAACCCCTATCGCAAATATTAATTTGTTTTTGTATCTTGTTGTCTACTAAAATATTTACTAAAGATTAATTGTGGGGTTTCGTCTTCGGAATCCGATTCTTCGACTGTCATGACGTCATCAGATGTCTCGAAGACTGGATTTTGAAATGCACGATGCATGGCTTCTGCCTCGTCTTTGAACAACGCATGTTTTCGCAAACGATTCAGCCGTGTCTTATTTTTGTGACACGGATTACACAGACATTGCAAGTTCGCCGCAATATCTTGTCCACCATCTTCCAGGGCAACAATATGGTCAATCTCAAAATCTGGCGGAAGCAGAATGTCGCATTTATTGCATCGATATTTTTGTCTGTACGCCAACTCAACTCGGATCGCCCTGCTGAGGACACGCTTTGGAATCATTTTCGTGAACTTGCTCAATTCGTGTTTGAATTGGTTCATCTCTGGGTGAAGCTTATAGCTGTGCTCCATAAACCAATCCAAAAAATAGCAGGCCGACTTGCACAATATATATTCATTTCCGTCAATGTCTTGAATCGTCTCGATTGGTTTTGATTTGTTGAGCTGATACAAGTCTGACTGTCGTTCGAATTGTTTCTCGGAAAACTTGCACTCAGATAAAAATTGTGACATGCGAACATAATGTTGGCGCTCGTGTTGGATCAATTCCATTTTGCAAATTTTAGGGTATGCATCAAGAGAGATCCGATTTATACGTATATAAATGCCTTCTTTTTCATGTATTGATTATGCTCCCCCAGGGGCGGACCCATGACCCGACGATCGATGAAACGCCATTAAAGAGGGCCAGAACAGATCAAGTGACAATGATTGGCAATGGTCCAATTTCGCAGTCTGGCAAGCCTATAATTCAGATAAACACCATATCTTCGTCGACTTTGTCTAGTTCACAACCGCCAGCGCCGCTTCTTTCCGAATCTAGACAAGCGCAAAAAAATAAAATGATTGCGGTGCGGTTTCAGAAAGCGATTCGTCGAAACGACTCGACTGTTATGAAACTATGCCTTGAATCGGGGTACCAGCCAACGGTGGGTGAATGGCTCAAAATTATAGGGAAGATGCATGTGTCAACAGCTCTCAATTGTGTGACGCTCGCAAGGACGCTTCAAACCCAATGCATCTCCGCAGCCATAAGGCGGCAACACAAAGAACTTTTCAAAGAAGTGCTTGAAAGAGTAGAATCAGTGCCGACATATCAAATGGAAGGCCTGATGTCGGTTCCAGCTTTTTACTTGGAAGTTTGTCTGAACAGAGGACTTGATCCAAACGTAAAGTTGAAGAACAAGCGATTGCCTTTAGAACACGCATGTGCCCATTCCAGGATTGGACACATTGAAATTTTGTTAAACGATAATCGAACTTCTGTGTCTCAAAATGTTTGTCGGTTTATGATTCGCCAAACAAAACAACAGAAATTTGCAGACAAAGCGATTGAACTTTGCGACGATATTGTGCCCAATATGATCTTGGAAGCCGTTGTCGCGAATGTTACATCTGCTCTTTGTTCCATTATGGAAAAACTCGAAGGAAAATACGAAGAAAGTCCGAAATGGGAAGAAGTTACGCACATGCTCAGATGTCCTATATCTCAGGATTATTCATCGGATCTTGTCAAAACACCTCTGAATGATCATTACTATGACAGAGTGCAGTTGCTTACCTGGGTGCGCGCGAAGGGCACCGATCCACAAACCAGAGAACCGTTACAAGAAAGAGATCTATTACTAAGATCTGAATTTTTGAAAGAATACGCTCTCGCATTACAAAATATAATTAAAGAATTAGACAACTAATTTGCGTTTTCCCCCGTTTTTTAATATTCATATATATTCTAGATTTTCGGCACGCTAGTGCCAACCAAGCTAGAACCCATAGTGAACAAAGGCAAAGGTGCGACTGCCGGTTGCCAGCGTGTATACCACGCTATCGCATCCACAAACACATGATGCATAACCAACCATGCCGAGCTAGCAATCAGTAATGGATTGTCTGGATGATTGCAAGACATAACCAACAAACCGATGCATCCGGTAGCAGCCAACCATAAAGACAAAGCTACCCACAAGGTCTTTCGTTCTCGCCTGAGCGCGTCACCAATCATTGGCGCCCAAGTCAGCCCACCTAACAAAAATATACTATACATACCAAAGACAGTTGAGTTCGCCGGTAAGTGCCAAATCCATTGATTCGATACGTACACAAAAGAAGCCACTGTCAACACCATGCTAATTGTCCAAATGCGAATTGGAATTGGATCAGCAAGAGAACCCAGAAACACACCACTCTTCATCAAATTGATATATGTCAGTAAAACACCCACACCAAACACGATGACGAGCCAGAATAATTCGTGGTACATCGTATAGCAACGCGAATTGTTTATACTCCATTCGCGTTGCTTTAACTGCGCAAATGAATCATATTTTGAACTTATTTTTACATATAAACGAGCGCGCTCATATTATGAACGAGGCGATGCCCACGAGCCACGCATTATATTCCGAGATTCAAAGAAGATATCAAAAATTCGTGTACGTAGGCAAAACAAAAAGTGGTCAGCCATTCGAGGCCACTGAATTGACCAAGCAACGTAAGAAAAGTTATTGGAGAGACGGAGTATACATTGGGCAGGTCGGCAAATGGCAAAAAGTCTTCGATGCAAATGTTAAGGCCAGTAGTGAGGTCTTACTATGAATGACTAACCCTTAAAATTTAAGCACATGTGTTTTAAACGAATTTTGTCCTAGTACAGCTAGTGCGGCGGCGCCTGCTGCATCTATTGGAGAGATACAAACTGTCTGTAAAGACTAACCGATTGTCTGCGTCTGTCCATGACCCGTTGTGCTGGTGTGTCTTGAACCGTTCTAGTATAGTCGTTGGCAAATGCACACAATTCAAAGAATTCGATATCATCCAAAGTTAATCCTTGGTCTTTACCGTCTAAGCGTATACTTGTTGTTGTGCAGTCTTCTTTGTTGGTTGATATACACGTGGTAATGTCAGTGTCCGAAGGTTGCCAACCATTAGTCGACAACTTTTCCCTCTTAAAAAAATGTTTTTCTAAGTCGGACATCTGCTGATGAACATCTGATATGTGTTTGGATAACTCAGAATCCTCGTTCAGAAGTTGTTTTGCAGTATGTTCTCCGGAATCATCGTCTTGAAAGAAGTTGAAACTTTCTCTAAAGGTTTTTTGTTTCACAATTTCAGTTAGGATTTCTACTAGAAGCCTGCGGACACGCAGATAATGTTCAGACATGTTTTTGATGATGCGAATATATTTATACGGTATTCTCACATGTTAGGGTTAAAGCTTCACGTGAGTAATATTTCTCGTGTTGCACTAGCGTTCTGAGTTTCCTTGTTTTCCTTGTTTTCCTGATCGATCGACATAATCCGAGGTTGAACTTTGAGGGTTTTTTTAGTTTGAAGTCTGGTCTGGACTCTGGGCTGCTTTTTCGGGGCTCTTGCTTGGTCTGGTCTTGTGCTTCGCTCCATATCCCACACAGCGTAACCAATACAGAAAAGAACGAGCAAAACTGGCATGACTATAGACAATATAATGGTGGTAGTGCGGTTCTCATCTGGCGACCCAGAATCAAATTCGTACGGCTTGGTGTAATTGTCGCTTACAGACGCGTTCATTTCGATTCGTTATGAAAGATGTGTTTATTAATAATCATATTTGTAAATTATACTTAAAGTTCGTCTTCGTCATCTTCGTCGTCGTCGTCATCTCCTGGTTGTTCACTATCTTGTGCGTACGCCTGTTGCATGATAGGATTGGCAATGTCCTCGAGTTCCTTTTGCTTGGCTTCGTAGTCTTCTTTCTCTGCTTCTTCGTTGTCGCCAAGCCATTCCAACGCGTCCTTGATGGCTTCTTCGAGAGATTCTTGTTCTTCTTCGCTGATTTTGTCAGGAATGCCCTTATCTTCGTCTTGTAGTGAATTTTTGAGACTGTAGCAATAGCCTTCGAAGGCATTTCTGGCGTCAACTTTTTGCTTTGTGCGTTTGTCTTCGTCCGCGAATTCTTCCGCTTCTTGCACCATACGTTCAATGTCGTCCTCTGACAGTCTTCCCTTTTCTGCGGTGATGGTAATTTTCTCTGCTTTGCCTGAGGCCTTGTCCTCTGCGGAGACTTGAAGAATCCCGTTGGCGTCAATTTCGAATGTGACCTCAATTTGGGGTTTGCCGCGAGGTGCCGGTGGAATACCAGTGAGTTCGAACTTTCCAAGGGCATGGTTATGTTTGGTCATGGCTCTTTCGCCCTCAAAGACCTGAATCATTACAGAGTTTTGATTGTCCTGGTATGTTGAAAATGTCTGGCTCTTTTTGCTCGGAATGACAGAATTGCGTTCAATGAGTTTGGTCATGACGCCACCAACTGTTTCAATGCCAAGAGAAAGCGGTGTGACGTCAAGCAGCAAAATATCCTTCGTAGCGTCACCACCATCCCCAGACAAAATGCCGCCTTGGACCGCCGCGCCATATGCTACCGCTTCGTCTGGGTTAATGCCAGCATTTGGACGTTTTCCGTTAAAAAAATCCTGTAGCATAGCTCGAACCTTTGGAATGCGCGTTGAACCACCCACCAAAACCAACTCGTCTACCTCTGACTTTTTCAGTCCAGCATCATCCAATACTTTCTTGACCGGTCCCAAAGTTTTCTTGAACAAGTCTGAATTCAGTTCCTCAAAGCGCGCTCTCGTCAATGGTTCTGAAAAATCAATGCCGTCGTACAACGCTTCAATCTCGGCACGGGCCTGAGGCTGTGTCGATAAAGCGCGCTTAATGCGTTCTGATTCTCTTCTCAATTTTTGCATCGCGCGCTTATCCTGTGAAAGATCCACTTTGTGCTTCTTCTTGAACATTTTCATGAAATACTTCATAATTCGCTGATCAAAGTCCGATCCACCCAGGTGTGTGTCTCCATTTGTCGCGAGGACCTCAAAAACCCCGTTATCAATAGTCAGAAGTGTTGTATCAAAGGTACCACCGCCCAAATCGAATACAAGAATGTTTTTCTCGCCCCCCTTCTTTTCAAGACCGTACGCGATTGCAGCGGCTGTTGGCTCGTTGATAATGCGTTCTACAGAGAGACCTGAAATCCTGCCTGCATCCTTCGTAGCCTGTCTCTGGGCATCGTTAAAGTAAGCAGGGACTGTGACGACAGCGTGTTGAATCTCTTTGTCCAAGAAATTCTCAGCAGTTGACTTCATCTTTTGAAGAATCATGGCTGAGACTTCTTCTGGGGCAAATTGTTTCTTCTCTCCGTTGATGGTCACCTGAACATACGGTTTGCTACCTTTGTCCACAATGTCGAATGGGAACAACTTCTTATCAGCACGAACCGTCTTATCGTTGAACTTGCGCCCAATCAAACGTTTGACGTCAAAGACAGTATTTTCTGGATTAATGGTCGCCTGGTTTTTCGCAGCATCGCCCACAAGCCGTTCATCACCGCTCCACGCCACATAAGACGGTGTAATTCTATTGCCTTGATCGTTTGCGATGATTTCGACGGCACCGTTGCGGAAAACTCCCACACATGAATATGTTGTTCCAAGGTCCTGTTTAATTAGAAGTTTGAAAGCAGATGACGAGTTAGATAAATGTAAAGAAAAACAATCATGGTTAAGAAAATCAACTTACTATTCCGATGGTTGTGCCGACGTCGGAATCATCGTCATCGTCGTCTTCAAAAGCGAACACTTGTAAAAATAAGCAAATGAACAGGAACCAGCGCATTTTTGTGCATTTCGTGGACATCGCGAATAAAATATGACATAATCGTTATATAGTTAAAATGCGTTACATAATATGGATTGGAATCAAATACACTTGATTTATATGCTGTCAAATTTTTAGTTTCTTATCTACTCGAGCGTGTGAAAGTTTGGAAGCTTTTATGGGGTTAGGATGTTTGTCTTTATTAAGCGGTGATTTAACCCTAAGTATAGCCAATGCAATGACGCATAGTACTGCTAGAACGGCAAATCTGACTAAAAAATAGTGTGAATGAACCGCGTGCCGAATTCCACGAGGTCGAGGAAAGCCGGGTTGAAATATAATTGGTCTTTGATATTCAGAGTGCGAAAATGGAATGGACGAATTGCCCAAGTGAACCGAGTAGTTAAGGTAGGGTATTGTATCATATTGTACATATGTGTGTGTTTTGTATGTTCCAAAATACGCACCAAAGCAAGTGTTATTCTCTTGAAATCGTTGCTGGCAAATGATGTTTGAGTTGTGCATGAACACGACGTCAAAGTCACATTCTCCCATACAATGGAAGAATAGTCTCATGTATGTGTTTTTCTTCATGGTATGGTTATGGGAGTCTTAAATACACTATTTAAGAAATTAGTATATCTGCATACGATGTTGATGTTTTTGATGGCCCTTTTACTTGTTTCCACATGTGGGCAGCATTTGCGCTTGGTGAAGCGTGGGGGTCGACGCCTGAGTTTGGGCAATGCCCACAATGGTACAAATATTCATATTCGATTGGAGATTGAAGAGCCAACTAGAATTGCAATTTCAGAGATTGGTGGCCGTCAAACTGCTTTTGACATTGGTGTTCTTTCGAAAACCTCTGATGGCAATGTATCTTTTGTTCAAAACTCAGATGCCCTACATACATTTATGGATAGCAGCGGGTTGAGTATTATGGAACTATCTGTAGATCAATGCATAGCTGAAATTTTGGGGGAAGGCATTATTGATTTTGAATGTCCAATGATATTTAATGATGGTAGCGAATTCGCAGGTGTGATGGATCATGTTGCATGTTCTGGCGGCAATTGTGCAGAACTTGGTGTGTATGAAGTGAGCGTATTGAATGCATCTTTGCCAGCGATTTGTGTCACTATGAAAGATATGACAGGTCCAAACGCACATAGTAGTGGTTGCGATAGTGCACGCGACTCGACGCTTGACCTCATAGATCAAGCGTATTGCCAAGGGACTGCAAGCAATATGGATCCCTCAAATCCGGATTATAACCCGAACCTGGCCGATGATAGGGATTTTTACCAGACATGTTGCGAATGGACCGGCAGTGATTGTGTGGAAAAGTATGAGTCAGTTGATACATCGGATACATCTATGGCGTTTGTATCACAATGTGATACAGATGCAGACTATCATAGTTTTGAGAATCTTTGTGTGTTGGATTCGTGCCATAGGTGTGCGCTTTCATTTACGTGCGAAGACACCCCAGGCACGCATGGTCAATGTGTATCGTGTCCGGATGGCCAAGATACTCGCGATGCGATGAACCAATTTGTGACCGAAGGCGCGACGCAATGTTTGCCTTGTTCGTACGGAAAGCATCAAACAGGTTCTTTGGAATGCCAATCTTGTGTTGCGGGCTCACAGACTCAGAATGTGAACGGTACATATGTCTCATCGGGTGCCACGAATTGTGAGGAATGTTCATTTGGTAAGTATAATGCTGGTGGTTCTGGCGTGTGCACTGCATGTACCGATGGCACGATGACATTGTCTGGAACCTATAGCGATTTTACATACGTCACTTCGGGTGCAAATCTTTGTCGTGGGTGTCCTTATGGCAAAGTATCCCAAAATAATGCAGAGTGTTCTGATTGTCCAGACGGAACTGGCACATTTAGAGTGGGTTCTACAGGAAACCTGATTGCCTCGACGGGCGGTGGACATGTCTGTAGTCTTTGCAGTGGTGGCAAGTATTCGAGGCGATTTAGTACAGGTCCCATGCCATACACGAATAATGGAACGGCGGTTCTGGCGTATCAATTACGATGCATGTTGTGTGGAGATGGTAGGGAAATAACGAATGGTACCGGTAATGGTTATCATCCTTATGAACGCGAGTTTGGCGAAGTGTATACAGATTTGGGCGCTACAGATTGTTCAGAGTGTGCAGCCGGCTATTGGCGGGCATCCGGAACAATGACACAATGTGTAGCATGCGAGCCTGGTCATGAAATAGTTTTTGTATCAGGACTTCCAACTTCTTGTACAACATGCTCTGTGGGAAAATACTCTATGGATCACACTTGCCTGGATTGTCTAGATGGAAGTCAGACCCAAAACGCATCAAATGTATTTGTAACTTCGAAGGCCACTTTATGTACGCCTTGCGCAATTGGCAAGTATCAGACTGGCGATTCCGAATGCCAAGCATGTGAAGACGGTTACAGTACTATAGGCGATACTGTAGAGTACGTCAAAATTGGCGATTTTGACGGTTTGCTACCAGGGGATCAAGCTGGTGGTTCTGTCTCACTTGCCACCAGCACTAAAAGGGTAGCTGTGGGTTCGCCAGCAAGTAACTTGAACGGTACAGATCGCGGTCATGTACGTGTGTTCGACTATCAGTCTGGGGCGTGGAGCCAAGTTGGCCAGACAATTATCGGCGAAATGCCTGGCGATTTTAGCGGTTGCTCTGTACAACTCAATAAAAATGGAGATGTGTTAGCCATTGGTGCTCATGGTAATTCTGGTGAATATGGAAATGAAACAAGAATTGGCCACGTGCGCATATTCGATTTGACAAATTCGTTATGGGTACAAAGAGGATTGGATATCGATGGAGAAGTCGCGCAGGACGGTAGTGGTCTTGCCATAGATTGTCCTTCTGGAGACATAATAGCGATTGGTTCGCCCGGGGCTAATGGTGGAAAAGGCCATGTACGCGTCTTTGAATGGCACACTGGGACTTGGACACAAAAAGGCCAAGCTATTGAAGGATTAACTCCTGGCGAAAACAGTGGTTATTCTGTTTCAATTGTTCAGGACCCGGATTTAGTTTTAGCTATAGGTGCCGTGGGTACTGATGCAAATGGACTAGATTCTGGCGCAGCGCGGATATATACATTTTCCAATGGAATTTGGGGGCTCGTAAAAGAGATTAAGGGCGAGTATCCGGGCGATGCAAGTGGGTGGTCCGTAGACCTACAAGACGGGGGCTATACAGATGTGTTAGCCATTGGCGCAATTCACAATGATGGGAATGGGCAGAGCTCTGGGCATGTGCGAGTTTATTACAGATGGGGTGGATCAACTTACCCTAATCTGAATGACTGGCTGCCTAAAGGTCAAGACATAATCGGCGACTCTAGTGGCGATTTGAGCGGCTATTCTATAGCGCTTTCCGGTAACGGTGAGCGTCTTTTTGTCGGGGCCATTATGAATGATGGAACCGATGCAAATGGCATAAAGGTGGATTCCGGTCACGTGAGGAGTTATTTTTGGAGTACAGCTGCAGATGCTTGGATTCTCCAAACAAACAATATTGGCGAATCATCGGGTGACTTTAGTGGAGCATCTATAGCTACAAACTATCATGGGTCGACGGTTGCCATTGGGTCTGTGGGGCATGATGGGAATGGAGTTGAAGCTGGTCAAGTGCGTGTATTTGATCGTTATTATGAATATAATGTGTACGTCACTATGGAGGCCACTGCATGTACCGCTTGTGCTATTGGGCACTATCAGAGTGGTACTGACGAATGTCAGCAATGTCCGGCTGGCTCTCAAACATTGAATGAGACGAATAGTCCGGTTACCATTGCAGCTTCACAATGTGTTGCCTGTGAGGCTGGCAAATTCCAAACGGGTAATGACGCATGTCAACAATGTGCAGACGGCTCAGACACTCGCAATAATGAGGGGCAGTTTGTTACCATTTCTGGTACTCAATGTGTGCCGTGCACAGAAGGAAAAGAAACACTCACAGACGTATCGCAATGTACATTTATTGATTGTGCAGTGCATCCTTACAAATGTGCGGATAGTTCAACAGGAACGTGTGGTGCCATTGGCGCTGTGAATTGCCAGGGCCAGTGTGTCAATTCCATTCAGTATCATTCCGCACTTCACTCATGCCCAATTATGTATGCCTCTTTTGAGCTTCATCACAACCCCGATGCAGCCACGCCACTCTCAGAATCAGATAAATGTGGTTCTGCCGTTGCAAACACAACAGAAACGTGTATACAGTGGCGCGGACATTTGACCAACAACTTTGGCCCAACATCTGTCCAAACACTTGCCGATCAGGATTCAACCATATGCCGTCAACTGCAAACAATTCATGAGCAAAATGAAGTCAAAGAAGCAACGCCAACTTGTGTACCCTACTTTTCGGTCATCGCGCCAATATATGTGTATCCACACAATTGGAATGGAACGCACAATAACATGGCGCCAGAATGGGTCCTTTTCATTGAAACAGCAAAAGCATACCCACGAGTACACTTCCATGTCATCATCAACCCAAGTAATGGCGCAGATTCATTAGTCGCGCCAAACCTAAGCTGGGCGGACCTCATTCAACAATTGAAACAACTCTCAAATGTTCGCTTGTATGGTTATGTACCTACGGGATATGGTTCGACGAATGTTTCGTCAACGGTGACACAATATATTCAAGGATATGCGTCTAATTGGCAAATTCAAGATATATTTTTGGACGAGATGAATGGCGCTGACGCCCAAGGTCAAGATACAATGCAAACGTATTCGAACTATGGAAATGAAATTGCAGGCGATAGTCTGTGCAATTTTGGTTCTCCTTCCGATAGTGCAGGCAATCCTTATTCTATCGACGTTATGTTTTTGTGTACACAATCCATTCTTTTGGAAAATACAGTGAGCCAGCTCGAACATTATGTATTAGCACCGGCTCAAGAATCTGAATATGGATCTATTTCTGCAGTCAATTCCGATGGAGGTATTCCTGATGGCAAAGTTTTAAGAGATCGATTCTCAGCTATTTTGCATACATCCGGCACTCAACCATCATTTGACGCTATTTTGGACAATGCCTTCGCACGTGTTTTCGGTTCCATATATCTTACACCGGGAACTGGCGGCAACCCATATCAACAAATGTTGCAGTCGGACGAGTATATTGAGTTCATCAAAAAGATAGACGAATGGTCCATTACACATTATATTAGTAGAAATTAAAAAAAAAGAAAGAAAATATATAATTAGTCATCTTGTGGTGCCAAATAAATGGTCACAAAGCCGCATTGCCATTGTACCACACCGCATTCCATAAATATTAATGATCCGAATGCTGGCAAGTGTTCTACATGTTTGAAACAAAATCGCGTGCAACTAGAATTGCCAACAAATCGAGCAGACTTTGTGGCTTTGGTCCTTGCCATAATACAAGCACACCAATTATTCTTTGAATGTTTTACGGTGACCATCCTTTTGTTCATGGTGCATTCGATTTGAATTTGCCCGTTTTGTGGCATGGTCTTGCAAACGTTTGTCCAATCTTGTGAGCCAATTTCGACACGAGTATCTTTCGACGAGTTACGGATGAAATTGTCTTGGGCAGGTGCCAGATGAGGTATGCGATACTGAATTGCAATTGACGGTGTCTCGACGGATATTTCCAGGTTGTTGTCCTTAAAAAGTAACTGTATATCTTTTGCGTATTGAGTATTGTACACGAATGCGCGCAAAGCATTTGGTACTTGAAAGCAGTACGTTTGTTGGTCGCATAACGCAACTGGTGTCGTAACCGAGCGCATGCCAATGCCGTGTTCTCTTAAAACTGTGACTTTGAGCTGTTTGTCCGCGATAGTCAACACCGGCAGAGACTTGAACGGTGTCTTGCCGTACCACGCTTCCACAAGCCATTTTGGTGAGATGTGAATAGACATGCCCGAGACCCTGCAGGTGCGACATGTTAATCGTCTATTCGAATATGTTCGGAGTATGTTAAAGTCCGTATAAATGCTTGAACAAAAGTATCAAAATGTCGAAGCGTGGTCGAGATGGCCATGTCTTGTTGGACTCGACACACTCGTTGAAAAGACATTTGCCGTATCAAGAGTGCCTGGATATTAATAAGCGCCAGTGCGTGCACGTGTCGTCTTTTGATTGGACGGCAGGGCGCGCATCAAACAAGAGACCTGCAGAATTCGATAACGAATTGACTCATCTTCGTAAGCGTCTTCGGGCAACGGTGCCAACTGCAGAGGAAGCCATTGCGTTCCTTATTCCACACGTTACAACATTGCGCAATTTGTATTGCGAATCACAGCACGAGAAAGAGACCCTGAAGGTGCATCTGAACACGATGAACAAAGCGTACCAGGCTTCATTGCAGGAAAACGGTTCGCTCAGTCAGCAATTGTCAGCGTCCAAGACTGAAGTCGCTGCGTTACGGCGGCAAGTAGAAATGATGAAATACAGATTGTCAATGAACGAGTGCAAGTCAAAAAATAGTTTAAATCCATAAACGTAATCACTTGGTCCTATTTAATGTTTTTCTTATGTTTTAAAATGTCGCGACGTGCTGGTAATGGTACAACTGAATCAGACGAAATGCTCGCTCCCGACCTTGAATCTGGCAAGATGAAGGCCGACTCTATCTACGAGTTAATGAAGTTGCGCGATCTTCAAAGTTTCATTACAAAAATATATTGGTTGGTCATTATGTGTTTCTTTGCCATAGGCATTGTGCTGGCATTAGTTCTGTCCGATGGCACATTCAGCGACGTGTTCATGGCTGAGAATTTGCTGTCATCCATTGGCATTTCCGTTTACATATTGCTGGTAGCTCTCATGGTCATGTGTAATTCGCATGGTGAGATGAGAGTGGTCCTCTTGTTGACCATTCTGTTCTTTATCGGATGTCTCTCTGGATTCATGCTGGCGCTCCATTTATTAGATGTTTCGATTATGTTAAAATCAACTAAGAATTGAAAATTTCTTACATTCATCATTCCAGTACTCTATGCCGGTGGTCCATCCGCGTTCGTTGAACATAGCTTTGCCTTGCGACATAATATACTTTAATGTCCTTCGGCGCGTCTCTTTTTGTTGGACTGGTGCTTGATGTTCGTGTTTTATCCATTTTATATCGCGATTGACCAGTCGAGGAACATTTAGCCTCATTTTTTCGTCTTTGTACATGGATATATCTAGGAACAATATGTCTAGCCAAAGTTGGAATATGCCTATAGTCGTAGCAGTCGTCGAAATGGAATTGGTTTTTGTTTCTGGGCTTCTGACCATGTCATTCCACTCTTCGATTTTTGGACGCCATCTTTCGGCTACTGTGTATATATTCGTCGTGTTTTTTCTGGAAATGATTGCATAGTATGTGAAGCACCACCAGTGCAAATACGATTGTGGTATGTCGTTTTCGGATGCCGCTATGTATTTCTTTGACGCGGCCATCGCATGGTCAGAGCTACGTTTGAGAAATGTCACCATGTCTTTAGGTGTCAGTTGGCAAAGTTCTGGGTTCAATAGCCATTCGGATTCGACACTGTCATTATTTAAAGTGTCTCGCCAATTTGTTGGCAATTCTGTTTTGTTGCTAATCCAAAATGCAATAGTATCATATCGTTCCATGCAACCTTTTTTTAAAAGTGAACCTATTTAAATATAGATTTTTTTAAGTAATGTACGTATTATTTGCATTCTCTTGCATTGCCCTCATGTGGGCGTGGTGGGCCGCTTTACCTGGTCCATTTTTTGCGATAGCTTCAATTACCATTATGTTTCTGACAACGTCAGATATCAAATCCATGTATGCCCAAGGGCTATTATACAACACGGCCATTCGAGCAATGACGAGAACAGATTGTTGTTTAATACACGAAATGTGGTCGAAACCTGACTTTGTAAAGTGGGCGACTATCTTATTGCGCGCAGTTTCTGGTTTGGCTGCCGTGATTGCCTGTGCCACGAGCTGGTTTGACAGAGAAAGATTTTTGTCAGGGCATTATTTTTTTATTTCCTGTCTTTGGTCGGCAACTGTCGTATTGTGGCTGATTTCCTGTTTGCCTATGTTTGTATGTCTGATTCAATGCGCCGCGAATCCAAAATATGCCCAGGTTGCCGCGCAAATCTCAAGCAAGGAAATTATCATGCGTTTTAGGAAAGTGTACTCGTTATGGTTGTTACACGATATCGTTCTGGGTATATTCTGGCTATATCTATCGGTTATGCTGTACGACTTGAGCGATGATGAGGACGACTCTGAATGGAGGACTATCTTTCTTTCAATGCTGTCTTGGCATATTCTGGTCATTGCCCTGAACGAGTTATATATGCATACATACTACTCGCTAAACCCTGTAGTAGACAGACGCAAGGAGATCACGCCTTGTTGTGGGCCTCGTAATGCCCAGGCCATCTGGTCGTTCATGACCATTATAAGTTTTGCCGGTATGTACGTGGTCGTCATCTTACGGATGCATAACGGATCTTTGCTGAAAATGGGCACAGAGTCAGTATTGACACCACTCATATTCTCTGCGTCGCAGATTCTATTCGTTGTGAGCAAATCTTTTCAGCGCAGTTCTACAGACGATTGTAAGCACAGATATCCAAGCCAGAAAGCAAAGACACCTACAACCCTCGCGAAAACTCGTCTTGATCAAACAGCACTAGATTTTTAGTTTTATAGAAAACGCAGTATATAAAGATTTGTATTTCGAGTATTATGTCGCGCCTAGCTTTCAGGTCCAACTCGAACGATTCCACAGTCAGTGCAGAGGCGCGCACGCCAACCGCACAACACCACATTATACTTGAAGCAACAGTCAAGCCAATTGGTGCTGGCGAATATAGGAAAGATTATGTCGCACACCAAGCTGCACAACTTCGAAGTTTAAGAAAGGAGGGCAAAGACATTTTTGAAATGAACGAAACCAGAAAAGTTCAGAGTGCAGGAACACTTCTGTACCAGACGACCGAAACCTATGGAACTTCCATGTCCATTGAAAAAATTATAGAAAAGTTGAAATCAGCCGATCTCACACTTCGAGTCAACTTCCACAGACCAGGTCTTCACTCGAACGTAACGTGTATGCAACTTTCCGCGGAAACTCTTCAAAAACTTGTGAATGCCAATTCGGATGCGCACAGCAATAAAATTGCAGAGCTGCGTGTCAAAGCTGAACAAGCTGCCAATACACCCAGGCACGGCGCAGTATTTGTGGCCATTACCAAGAAAAGCAACCAGCATTTCCTATCACATATAGATTACAAGATTATGTCAGCTTACGACTCAATGTACCATGAAGACAAATAATTATTTTTTATTGTTATTCTGTATCTTTCTTCTTTTGGTTCTTTTGGTTCTTTTTCTTATCTTTCGAATCATCATTGTTATCTTTGTCACTTTTCGCCTCACTATTGTCGCCATTGCCTACAGCATCACTACTTGACGATGATGGGCTATTGTCATCTGACGTCGTCTCAACAGGCTCTGGCATTTTCACGTGGGGCAAACACCCATGGGCACACGCGTGTTCTACATATGTATCCCACGGCAGCACGCCACGCTGATAATGGGTGTATAATTGCTCGTGGCCCATAAATGGTGAAACAGGGAAAACTATTTCGACCTGTAACCGTTTCTTCAGTTTGTACAAATCCGACACATCTTCTTTTCGTTTTCTCTTGTTATTGCCAATGGCCTTCATGAGTTGCGTTTTGATCGAGTCTGCATATATTATGTTGTAGACATGTTCGCAAGCGGATTGTATGGACGATTTCCACGCCATGACTGTTTTTTGAAATGTCTGGTGTGTACCTTCCGAGTCTGACTTATGGGGCGTATCTGACATAATAAGGGAACGGGGCACACCCATGACTCCACACACAATATCTTCAAATGCCTTTATTTGATTCACTAAATCGCTGCGACCACCTTGAAGCGGTACGTTGACAACCTTTTGACCCAATGGCAAATTGACAACTTTGTCTAGTACCGCAGAACCTGTGGAAGGATTAGGGCCTCCGGCGAAGAAGTGATCGTACATGGCTTGTTGGTGAGCCAGCTGAGCTACATTAGAACGATTTCTGTGGAACTTATTTCGGTCTGAGTTATCTTGCATGTCACCATCCGCATAAAAATCATAGTTGATACCTTCGACGGTATCGACCCTGGTATCTACGGCTTCCGTCAAAATAACGGGGTCTGACCGCTTCCTCTCCATAGNCAAGGCTGTGCCCATCATCATGTTTATATATCTGATCTGTGGAAGCAAGTTGCAAATAATTGATCGTATCTTTCCCTCTGGAGACGCAGAGTACCCAAATGTGTCGATGACAAGCGTATCTGGTATCTCTTCCTGTTGAGCATCCAGCACGACATATTCACGGATACCATAGTTGTACGTCATTTTTATTTGCGCACAGTTGGGCTCGAGCACCACTGGGATTCGTAATCCATCTTGCAGAGTCACGACGCGTACGGCCACAATACCACACGACATTGCACTGTCGAACATATCTCGACAAAAGGGCAACCAAAAATCAGACATGATCTCTTGCATATGGGGATCCGGGCGTATGCGGCCACGTCTGTGATTAAACAATATACCATTGCCAAAAAGATGCTGTTGAAGCACGTTTCTGCATGTATATATCATCGGTGTTTTGTGCATAAATGTGCTGGCAACTTCAATTTCATTTTTGTCCAGGAAAACACCGTGATCCATTATGCAAAAAAACATGCCCTATTTATAGGTCAATCCCAAACCGATTCTACAATATCGATCGCATGCAACCAAGTACAAGCCTCTACAGCCTCCCTGACAACTCTAGTTCTTTGGGTAAACGTTTGTCCACATATATATTTCAATGAAAACGGATAGCTTCGGACGATTGTCTTGGTCACATTACCGTACGTTTCGACACACGACACCGATTCTTTTGACGAACCCGTCAACACGTATCGAGCATTCAGTACAGACACTATATCACCTCCAACCGGATTGCACAAATATATAAACGATTCGCGCATACGATCGCCGTCCATTAACACATTCTTGTGCGTCAACACGGAATATTCATTGCCCTTGCATACCCCGGCAAGTTGATTTGCGGCATGTCGTATGGAAACACGCCAATAAACATCGTCTAATTGCCCCCGCGTGACCATATCACCAGGCGGCGCGTTGAAATCAGCGACGCTGGGTTTCACAAATTGGACAGGTGTGGTATCACGGAGCATCCACCATGCAATACACAATACAATGCACAGACCCACACCATACACAGAACAACGCTGCCACCGGGACGTCGGCTTGTCACGATATATATTTCTTTGTTTGCGAAAACATTTTGCCTGCATCAGAGGGAGCAATAACCATTCGACCCTATATATACCCCACTGCTCGTCTCATAGCAACGGATTCTATGGAAGAACACAAACACTTCTACCACGATAATGTCCCAAATAAACAAATTATTCAGGCTAAAAAAGACCTACGAGACAAATTGCAAAGGGCACTCAACCAAGAAATAAAACTTAGTCAGGCTCTGACAGCCAGGAAAATATCAGAAGCGCAAAAACGCAAAGAAAACGCAGCCGGAGAAGAAGCGCAAAATCTAATGCAAAACTTCAGAAAGACTGTCATGCAAGCGTATTCGCACGAGAAGAATACAGAAATACTACAATCTATGCTCGAAAAGGCCAAACGAGACCTAACGAGAGTCGAGGAAATGACCCCGCAGTACAGACAAAAGGTCATAAAAACACTACTCATCATTTACAGAAATGGTATGGTCAGGCCAAATAAGTTCCCCAACAGTGCAAGAAATAAATATCACTGGGAATATCAGAACAAATCACAGAGCTGGACACAAATTGGCGGAAATGGAACAAGGGTAGTACAGCCGGAACTGACAGGCGGGAACGTACGACTTCATTACGAAAATGGCGACACGAAACTTGTCTCAAACACCGTGTCCATCCGCACTGTCATCAAGCGCCAAGCAACTGCTGCGAAACGCCAGACGTACAAACTTGATACGGATGATCCTACATTCCGGGCGAGATGCAGAGGCGTCGCTGGAAGAATTCTAAGGCTCACACAACCAAGAATTAGAACGAACTCCTCTTTCAACTTACAAAAGGCAAGGTTCTCGATGCGTGTCTTTCAAGACCGTGTGTCAAAACTACCACAACATCTAAATAAAACAAGCGAAGATATCATTGATCTGTGCCACGCAAATGATTTCGACGATGACAACTTCCTAAAGATGGTACAATTTGTTGAACCTACCATATATCTGGATCAAGACGGATACCGTAAACGAGTTAAACGCATTCATGCTGGCAAGGAACTCGAACTCAGGCTTGCAGAAGACTCTGCAGAAGACTCTGATTTTGCAAACGATTCTGACTCGGATTTGACACCTGGTAACTCAGACTTTGAAGACGATGTCCTGCCAAGAGTTCCACCATTGCCAAGAGATGACTCTCAAGATCAACAAGAATCCAAACGCGGTGGCGAATCCAAACGCGGCGGCGAAGGCGAATCCAAACGCCAGCAGTCGGCACCCGATATTCGACTCAGTAATCTTGAGCAATCGATTGCCGACAGCAATCCTAGTAGTTTCGCGGACTATGCAGATCTATTTACGTCAGTATTCAAGGACGCGGACAAAAATAACGATAAGACACTCACCAAAACGGAATTGAGGAATTACTTGAAAAGCGAGCTTGAACTCAAAAGAGCGCTTGGCGTTGGTCCTCGAATCGATAATTTGGAAGGGTGGCAATCTTTGTACAATGCCATGGACGAAGACGACAACAAAACGTTTGACCCGCTGGAGTTTGCTATATTCAGTGCGCATAAAGTAATTGGCTCACAGCAAATTGAAAACGAGATCGCCATTCGTAAATACTTTAAAGAAAAAGACGGCACAGTTTTTTCAGAAAGTATCCCACAAGATAAGATTGACGAATACAACAGTCCCAAATTCTGGGTCTATGACATGGTCAAAGTTCTTCGAGGAAAATATGCGGACAAAATCGGAGTTATCAGCCGCCTGACTGATCAAATGAATGTGGTTCAATTTGACGATGGTCAGGAAGCATTATTCAAAGACGACATGTTGGAATCGTATTCTGCAGTCGGTGAACAAGAAGGCGAAGAAGAGGGCGAAGGCCAGGATGTTTCCACTGACGAAGAAGAGGGCGAAGGCCAGGATGTTGCCACTGGCGAAGAAGAGGTTGTCAATGATGACGAAGAGAGGGAAGGCCAGGATGTTGCCACTGACGAAGAAGGAGAGGTTGCCACTGATGACCGAGAGGGCGAAGGCCAGGATGTTGCCACTGATGATGAAGAGGGCGAAGGCCAGGATGTTGCCACAGATGATGAACCGGAGCGCGCATTCAATGTCGACGACAGGGTCAGAGTTCTTAGAGGAAAATATGAGGGCCAAACTGGAGTTGTCATACGCCTGACTGCTCAAAAGAATATGGTTCAATTAGACGATGGTCAGGAAGCACTCTTCAAAGACGACATGTTGGAATTGTATTCTGTAAGGTGGGTTCAATTTAAAGTGGAACAAGTAGGCGAAGAAGATGGCGAAGAAGAAGAGGTTGCCGCCGACGATCAGAACGGGTTATCCGTGAACGGATACCCTGTTGCGCCAGCGGTCATTGAGAGAGCTCGTGACGTTGCATTGCAAGAACTGCAGAAAGAACGCGGCGCCACTGACGAAGAAGAGAAAGACGATGCCACTGACGATGAACCGGAGCGCGCATTCAATGTCGGCGACAGGGTTAGAGTTCTTAGAGGAAAATATGCGGACAAAACCGGAGTTGTCAGACGCCTGACTGATCAAATGAATGTGGTTCAATTCGACGATGGTCAGGAAGCATTATTCAAAGACGACATGTTGGAATCGTATTCAGAAGCCGCCCCCCCAAGACCAGGTCTTATGATGCTTAATCCATCACCAGACGCGAGAGAGTATCATATTCCAAGCGGTGCAATTGCAGAGATGGTTGCAAATATGTCTGACGATTGGGCCTCTTCAGAAGACGAATTAAATTTTGCAGAAGAATCTGAGAGCGAAGAGCTTGGTAGTGACCAATTACAATTTGCTGAATCTTCAGCCGTCGAGCATAATGATTCCGGTTCTTTGGAGTTTGCAGAGTCGTCCGCGGTGGAAACGGACAGCGATAATGATTTTGCAACGCAGTCAACGTCGGACAAGACATCGTCTGGCCTTGAGTTCGCAGAGTCTTCGGCTGTAGAGTCTGACAGTGCCCGGGAAAACGGTTCGAGCTCTGGACTTGGTTGGGCTGAGTCTTCTGACTATGATTAACAAACAGACGTATAAAGGGAAGTAGATAAATTAAAAAGTGATAAATGACTCATAAAATTATGCTGTGTTTTGTAAGGTCTGATTCCGACATATTGGAAGCTTCTTGGCTAAATCGCGCAGCTGCTTCGTTGGCAACTACTGACGATGGTTCTGCGCCTTTCATTCACGCAGAGCTGTTATTTTGCCCGCCCAACAGTCCAACATCTAAAGACACCGTGTCTGGTTTGGCGTGTTCAATTGTTTATTCTGGTGCAGTTCATCTTGAGAAAAAGAGATTCAGTCGAAAGGAGTGGTTTTTCAGATCTATGGAATGTTCCAAAGGACAGTACGATACGATGATGTCCTACTGTAAAGATCACCAAGGAGATGGGTTTAATCACTTGGGATATTTCATGTATTGGTCGCCTATACGACCTTCACCGACTTCCTATACTTGGCTTGGCTTGTCGCCTCGCTGGTATTGCTCAGAAATTGTCATTGGGGCCTTGAAAGAAGGCGAAATAATCGATGGTTCAGTTAGCGACTCTATGCACCCGCACGAGCTGTACAAATTGGTCCAGGGCCAGTCTATGGCTGATTGTGGTCGGAACATGAATCAGATGAATCTTCGTTTTGTGTAGTTCCATGCAAAATTGATATTTTTCTGACTCCGTATGCGGCAGTCACAATACCACTTGCAAAAACAATCGTTGCAAACGTGTCTAGCTGCGCAATGTTATCATATACAATTATCCCAGAGAGCGTGGTAAATATAAACCACGCTGTCTGATAGACAATAATACAATAATAGGCGTCGTATTTTTTTAAACCTTCGTTCAACCACACGATATGTATGAGTACTGACGCTGCACACAGCGAAATTGTTGAAACCAGAACGTCTGCACGCACAGTCAAATGGCCAGCTTGTGTTGTTGATGCCGCGTACGCCATATATTTCCCCATGCATACGTTTTGTGCGCCAAGCGCACCTCCAATGAATGGAAACCCAACGCGTTGGATCCATTCTGGTATATTTTTGAGCTTGTTCAGAGCCGTTGCGGCAGATAAGAAGCAAACCCAATTGAATATGATGTATATACAGGATTGTGGCCGTTCGATTAACTGTGGTGGGCTACGGTTCGCACTGTCTTCTGGAGTAACTGATATTGCGAGCATGCAGCCGACGATCACGTATGCAATGGGTACCCACTCTTTTTGCTTTGGCTTCTCAAATAAAATTACGCGTGTCACTGCCAAATTGATAATGATAGACATGCTACCGAAGATTCCAACGCTAGCCGGTGGCAGAAAAGTCAGAGCTAGGAAGTCTAATGTTGATGCAGCTGCAGAAAGAACAAGTGCAATGATAAAGAGTGGGCGACAGTACAGGGGCGAGGTCAAATGCCTATCGCGCTTGATTCGTTTTGTGCGTGGATCTTTATATTCTGTCTGGTTGGCGGCCAACTTTTGAAAGTTCATGCTTACGGAAGACGAAATGGACGCTACTAATAGAAGTGCATATCCGAGGAATTGATACACAATCATCAGTATAATTAGCTTTTTTCAATATATACTTCGTTTCTTTTATGTGTATTTCAAAATCCTATTCTCGTGGTGATACTTTCCGGCAATGGCAAATGGCGCGCAAATGCTTCGTTTGCGTTTGCACAAATTTCAATTGGCAATTGCGTTTGCACAAATCTCAAATGGCAATTGCGTTTGCGAAAATTTCAAATGGCAATTGCGTTTGCGAAATCTCAGATGGCAATTGGCAATCGATATTTCGAATCGCTGGTGAATCAAAATACTATTTCATAGGGTGTAATGGCCGATTTGGAAATGCCAAATTCGTCCAAGTACGGCTTTAGATGTTTGTACATCGCATCAGTGCCTAATAAAGCCGAGACGATCTCTTTTAGAGATTCCCGACTGTCAACAGATTTTTGAGATGAATCGGGCAAGAACTCGGTTAAGCCGCGTAGGGATACCAAACAATGCAGATATATACTACTGTCTTCGAACGTCCAGGTTTGAAATTGAATAAGAATGAATGGAAATGGCATAGCTGGTGGCTCGAGTAAAGAAGGCGGAATATCTTCATATGTTGGTGAATTAGCTAGGATTTTGATATTATTCAAGGCAATCCAGTCATACCATCCTCTTTTCTCAATGTCTCTACCTTCCTCGTCCTCTTCAACGTAAAACTTTTCCCTAGACGAAATTTTTTTGGAGTATATTACTCCCTCTCTGATTAAAACAGCTTTTTTTTCGGACAGTATAGATTCACTTTGCCAATTTAATATTTTGATTTTCGGCACGTGTTGCATAGTGTCCATATGTCTCTGTCTCTTCGCGCCGGCGGTCGATTTTATGGCGCTCATGTAGATTATTGACATCCACTTAAATAAGTTCATAATTTAAACCTAACATGACGAATGGAAAATACCGGCTACACGTATAAAGACATAAAAAAATGAATGACTAAGATGCATGTTTTTTTGATGCTTTTTGCTTCTTTCACTTACGCAGCCTTATATGTACTGAGTAAAAGAAAATCTTTAGATGCGCGGTTTTTGTGTGATCCAACTAGTCAAGTAGGGTCGGGTTACTGGAGTCCATCTTCTGATCGTTTTTATGCTATTCCATGTTGTTCGGGCCAGTTTGCAGGAGAGTGCAAATACCCGTCTAGTCGTTTAAAAATGAAAATTGGTGCAAAACTAGTTCGCACATTTCAAGGGATGCAAGACACGTATTCTAGATACTTTGGACATACATGCAAGTGCAAGGTCCCATTACAAATGGAGTGGATTCCACACATGTGTAAATTGTTGGATTTCGATGGCAAATTGTTTTGTAAGTTGTTGAGAAACCGCACTGTGTTGTTTATCGGCGACTCTACAATGGAACAGTCTGCAGCTGCCCTTATAAATGTAATCCACTTTGACAAAGGTGGTTGTGAAACATCCATTACACATGCACTGTCTGATACTTTAGTGATGTCGCCAAAGACGTTCGCGCCACAAGACAGGGGGTTATATTGGCTTGACTGGGTTGATATATATGAGCCTAGTATTGTAATTATGAATGTGGG